TTTTGTCCAAAGTTTACCTTTACAACATTACCTTTGTCGTTGTTTACATATACTTTGAACTTCTTAACATCACCTTGCATAATCTTACCAAGTTCAACTTTTCTACCTTGGTATTCTGCTTCGTATAAATCTTTTGGAGTTTCGCCCTTATGTAAATTTAGTTTTTGAGAATACTCTCTCATAAACTTAACAAATTCTTTGATGTCTTGTTCGTTCTCTACATCATACTCTTCAACCTCACCATAATCTGATACTGTTGAAATGTAATCTTCTGCTTTTGTAATCAAAGACTGAACCCAAGGTTCTAAATCACCCTTACCTTGAAGTTTTGTAATGAGTGCCTGTGCTTTTCTGATTGAAGTTTCTAATTGGTCTACTGCCATATCAGAATCAGACTCACCACCTTCGTTTACCGATTCGTTAAACATAGTACCAGTTCTCCAATCGCCAGTATGTTTCTTTAATACTTTGTAAATCTTTTGTATTTCTGAATCATCATCGTGTCCAGCTCCCAATTCTATACTTAACTCACCTTTAGTTATAGGATGTTTACTGATGTAAACTTTGATTTTACTATTAATCTTTCTAATATCAGATTGTATTTTTGATAATTGTTGTGGGGTTACTTCTTCGTTAGATTCGTTTACCGCAGAAAATGCATTAACATATGGATTAGATACAACCTTACCCAACTCTGGAGTAAAACCATACTTCTCTTCCATAAAGTTTTTTACATTATGGTATTCTTCTCTGATTAGTTCTTTCAGTTGTTTTTCAGTCATCTTACTTAAACTTTTTAATTAGTTTTACTTGAACTGAATTACCTGGCTTACCTGCGATTGCAGCTACCAATGCCATTCTTTCTGGAAGTTTACCAACCTTAACGTATTGATATACTTTTTCAATGTCTAATTTGTTATCATCAACAAACTTTTGGATAGCATCTTTGTTCAAACCAGTCAAACCACCAATTTCCATTGCAGTTCTTGATGCTGCTTCGTTTACTGATTCAGCTACAAATCCTTTTTGTAAAAGAGCTTTTTTGAAAGTTTCTAAATCTTTTTTGTTTTTGAAAATTTGAACATCAAAGAAATCACTACCATCTTTGTGTTTCTTAACACCATCGTGATAGTTTACTACATATTTTGATTTACCAACACCATAGTTGGTATTGAATCTCTTTTTACCTTCGTTTACCGATTCAACAATCTTCACAGGAACTAAAGCAGTACCTTTATCGGTCAACTTCATTACATATGGAACTCCATCAATTACCGATTTGTAATCTTTGTGAGTTTTTGCCCACTCTTTTTTAGAGATGGTATTTGTAATCTTAAAAGATGCAGCTTCGGATTTAGGAACACAATTAGGAACTTCTTTACCATTCTTCTTTTTCATTCCTACCATCTCGTAGTCATCCCAACACGGGCCTTCTTCTTTTAGTCTCATTGATGCTCCTTAATTGATATATGCGTTAAGTTCGTATCCGTTCTTCATACCATACACTTGAATCTGAAGTGCTTTTCTTTGTAGTTTACCACCTTTAAGTAGACCTACTGTGAAACGAGTGTCCTTACCTACTGATGGTCTTGAACGAACATTCTTACCACCCATTGCAATTTGAGATTGCCAATCATCTTCATCGATTTCGTATCCACGTTTTTCAGCAAACTTTTTTGCTTCTTCTGCAGCATCAGTAAACGATTTGTGGTATACTTTATAATCTGCTTCTTTTAAAAGTGACTTTAACTTAATCATCAGAAATCCTTATTTTTTATATACAGACTCTTTAAAGATTCTCATACCGGCATTTTCTACCAATGTCTCAACCTTTTGTCCTAATGGTCTACCAATAGTCATTGAGATGTAGAATCCCATTGCGTTTACAATGTCTTTACCATCCCACTTACAAATATTTGCAACGTCAGGACCCAAGTCGTAGTGATACATTTCCTCAAGGTCTTTCATTCCTTGTGGGTCACCTTCGTATTTTGCTTTAGGGAACAATTTAGCAACACCCTTTGCTTCACTATGGAAGTTGGCATCAGTCAAGGCACCCATCAAAATGTGCATTACTGCCCATTGGTGATTTGCGCCACCTTTTCTTAAATCTTTAAGATTTTTATCTAAAAGTTGTTTAACCTTTTTGTTCATCCCAGCATCTTCATTAAGAAAACTTTCTACGATTGATTTTAAGTTCATATCACTCTCCGTTGATTCTAACATCTTTAACAATTTGTCATCTTTAATAATAAATGTATATCCAGCTTGATGCCCATATGGGTCATTTTCAAATTCAAGACCAGTTTTCTTTTTTAGATAAACTGCCGTAGTATTTCTAAACTCTGCATCAGCTAATCTTGGATTTGAACTTTTACGAAGGATATCTTCAATCGCATCTAAATCTTTAGATGACTTTGGTATAAGGTTAATCTGACCATTCTTGAATGATGTATAAAATTCAACCTTTACACCACCATAAGTGAATTTGGCCTTACCTTCTGATAACAACGATGTTAGTTTCATTCTTTGTTCTCCAACTTCTGAATAAAGTTCTCTTTAAACATACGGAACTCATTCTCTATTTTTTCTTCCATCTCTTCCCAAGTCGTACCATCCCATTCCTCAATCGAACCATCTTCGTTGATGTAGCGGGCTTTGATAGCCAGTTTTAGAGCTTCTTTCTCAAGTTCAGCTTGTTTTAACCAAGCTTTACCATTGTCCAACATTTTTTGTCGTTCATACTCTTCGTACTTACCCTCAATCTTTAATTGATGTTCCATATCAATTACACAATCAAAGCACATTCCGTGAATGGCTTTCATCTTGAGGTCATTACGCTTGGGGTTTGTACAAGTACAAACATCCTTACGACATTTAGGGAATGTGTTGATGTCATTTCTCAACTCTGAAAGTTTACCAAGTTTAACCTTGTATCCTTTCTTTTGTTCCCAAATATTTCCTTCACCATCAGTCCATTGGTCACCAACTTCCCTTTTGATAAAGTCCGTACTCTCTCCAAAAGCAACCGTGTTTTTGGTTTGAGTTCGGTGATTTCCAGCAATCATTTCTTTGACTGCTTTAATATTTTGCAATTTTGCCATAACTCTTTTGTATAGTTTTACTACTATAAGTATATTAGAAATACATTAAACCCAAGATTTGGTTTAGTGATGCAAATGTACCTGTAAGTTTCATTGTGTATCCTTTGTAAGTAAATACAATACCCTCGTTTGGTACAATCTTATCTCTACCACCAACTGCGTTTAATCTTTCTAATTCCATTTTTAATTTTGCAATCTTTTTTGGGTCACCTGACTTTTTAACATCACCGATGGTTTTGTCAAGTCTCTTCTGCATATCTCTCAATGCGCCATCAGGATTAACCGTGAGTGCTGAAGACATAAATGATAGAACCTCTGCGCCTACACCCAAGAAGATATCTTCAAACTTACGAAGATTATCTTTTGAGATTTTTGCCTGGTCAATCTTATCAGTTTTTTGTGCCCAATCTAATGTTTTCTTATCTGAAATGTTTTTACTATCCAAACGGAATCCTTTGTCGTAGAATGCCCATCTCTTTACCAATCCCATTTTGGTTTTGTTGTCCAAAGTAGTTGGTGAGTTTTTATCAACATACTCTTCCCACCATCTTTGATGATATTCAGCCACACCATCACTATCTTTAAGTTTGAACTCTTTTTGTACTTTGGATAGTTGACCAAAGAACTTTGATTTCATTTTTGATAGTTCTTGGTTTTGTGGAAGTTTTACCACAGGAGGGCCTTGGATGGTATACTTTGATTGAACATGAGCATTCACTTGTTTAATCATACCGGCAAGGATTCTTGCATCAGAGGTGTCTGCTCCAATTGCCTCACCCTTTTCATTGTATTCCATTGTTCCGTGGAAAACTAATAGTGGTTGACCGTATGGTACTACATTAACTGACTCCGGCCAGATGACTTCAATGTTCATAAATTTTGAACCATCTTTGAAGACTTTCTCTTTTTGTGCATCTGATAGTTTTGAAATAGCTGATTCCAAATCTCTCATTGCGAAGTTATACGCATCGGTCAAACCCCCTCTATTAGCAAACTTATCTGAAACACCTTTGATGTCCAATGCGTTAAGTCCCCTATCTTTGAGATGTGATTTATTTCTTGCAGCGATGATGCCTCTATCTTTTCTATATGAGATAGCAAGTGCTTGTCCATCGGTTTTTTCTCTGGTAAATTCCAACTTACCATTTAGTGCTTTGTCGATGATAATTTTTAAATCACCGAAGGTTAATCCAAGTTCAGTATCAAATGGGTGATTCATGTGACCATATGCACCACCCTCGTTAAGGATACCTTCTTTAAGGTTGTTCTTTTTAGCTTTTTGCTTTTCGGTATCAATTTTTGGAGTAAGGTTGTCGATTTCTTTTGGTTCTGCAAATTTAACAAACTCCATACCTAAACGAAGTGCGACTCTCTTAATGTGCTTTGCCCATTTAGTATAACCAGGACGACCTGTGATGTCTTTACCATATCGTTTGGTCTGACCATCCATCGTGTCACCTGTTGGGAAGAATGATACACCCAAACGACCTGGACCTTTTGGATATTCGGTGGAAGTAATATTTTCCATCGAATCATCATCCATTAAATACGATACAATATCCCAACCTAATTTCCCAACAACATCATCCATTTCAGCACGAAATGTATTCATATTACCATAGAAAGCGCCAGGACCGTCATCCACCATACTTCTACCGATTGGTGAAACCGATGAACCTTCTTTTATAATTTCATTAATATCAATTGTTTGTAAGAATGACTCCATTACAGACTCAACCTTTGACATACGACCTGATACTAAATTAAAAATCTTTTGGTCAAACTTTGGGTATACTGATTTGAAAAACTTAATTCTTTTTTGTTCATCTGGCTCCGACATACCTTTGCGAACTTCAGTACCAGAAATACCACGACCTTGTGGTGGTACGATGTAAACATATCCGTTATCTTTCATTGGAAGTGATGTATCACCCTTATATGGTTGGAAGAATCTTCCCTTACCCATACCCAATCTACCAGCATCTTTCTCACCAACTACCGTGACAAACGCAGTTGTGTTCTCATCAAACTTTCCAAGAATTTCTTTTGGAGCGTATGGATTCTTTACTTGGTATATTTTATTTTTTGGAATACCAAACATCGTAGTCATTATCTGAACTTTTTCCTTAAATCGGAATGGTGACTTTGGTAATTCTACTTTATCAGAAGTTCCAATATAGACATTATCTTTACCAAACTTTTTTACCAAATGTTGGTATACGGCGTTGTGACCTGAATGGAATGGGTGAAACCTACCTACATAGGTTACCACGGTTTTCTTAACATCTTCAGTTAAGATTGATTCTTTTACCCACTCGTTTATAAGCTTTCCCATAATAATAATTATCCTCTACTCTGACTTAACTCAATTTTTAGTTGATTTACTTCATCAGAAAGTTCTTGTATCGCTTTAATCATCGGAGATATTAGTTCAGTATATCGTAATCCCATCATAGACCCTGTTGTAATTCCTGCAAAATCTAAAGTGGTTTTATCAAACTGACCCAATGATGAACTCAACTCTTGAGCAATTAACCCATAGTGGGTTCTCGTTTTACCAACCCAATTATAACTCACAGGTCGTAGTTCGTTTACAAACGATAATCCTAAATCTGAAGATGTAATATTTTCCTTTTGAGTTACATCGGATGTTTGTATTGTACCATTTGTTGCGTAAACATCATCCCATCGTGCATCCGGAACTCCTGTACTAACACTTGCTATTTGACCAAGGTCATATGTGTTATCTCTACCGGGAATAAAGTTTCCGTGATGTGCCGTTCCATACTTTGTTGTGGATAATGATGATTGGTCAAATTGTAATCCTTTTACAAACAATGCCTCGGAAGAAGCTGCTTTTACAAGTCTTATTTCACCAAGCCTCATCCAATTTACCGTACCGCCACCGCTGGCACTTTGGGCATACCAACTTATTTTAATTCTAAACTGATTTCTGATTGTGAGTGTAGTTCCGGATACGGATACTAACGCATCAAGGATTGGTACGTTTATAGATAACCACTCGGCAGCGTTTAGTGATGTTATTTCAAATCTTTTCCAAACAGCACTTGTGGTAGGGTGTTTAATTTCAACTCGTACAGTTGGGCCAAATCCACCAAACGAAGAGCCAAATTTTGCGGCCGTTTGTAAAACCAACCCATTTAATGATTCAAGCCCAATCAAACTTGATGGTAGGGTAATCACTTCACTTAAAATTGAAAAATCGGATGTTTCTCCTATACCCGAGTTTCCTGCTGAAAATATTACGTTATCAACGGTAGCGTCTGTGGTGTATTCTTCTGGATATCCCGTTGGCATCCCAATAGCATTCAACCCAATATTACCTTTTATATCAGACCACTTTTTAAAAGTAGGTGGTTCTGTATTTGATACATCACTACCATCAACTGCCTTTGTGTACTTTGATGCGTATAATATAGTTCCGTGAAATGTAGATGTAGCAGTTGAACCAGAGTCACACGTCCAAGTTAAGTTACCATAAGATATGGTACTACCAATAGTACCAACATTTACTTTTGACCCACCGTACGCCCAAGATGATGTAATGTCGGCGGATGAGGTTACCCACGATTCCAATATGTACTCATTACTACTATCTTTTGCAATAGTACCTACAACTTGTACATCATCAAAACGACCCACTTGTGCAATAATGTTACCATCTATCTTTGCATTCGATGCGGTGATGTGTCCGTTTGATTTTAAAATCAATAAATCATTTGATGAATTGATTTGCGTTTCACTAACTTCAAATCCACCAATAACTGCTTCACCATCTTTTGGATTTAAATGAAAGAATGATGAACTAATTTCTATATTACCACCGGACCCGCTGATAAATTGTGTATCATCAGTACCTATAAAAAATTCATCCGTAATAACTTTTAATTGACCACCATCATGAGTTGTGAAATAAAAACTGGACGACCCACCTTCAGATACCATTTCCATACCAACTCCAGGATATTGGTCATCTCCTAATTGTAGATTACCACTACCACTCCAAATAAGGAATCCACCGGCACCTTTTCCAAGTGAAGCTGATGTGAATCCATTATATCCTATTGACTTTAGATAACCACTTGAGTGACCTGCCATCTCAATACCAGTTCCAATAGCGTTACCAATATGGAATGACCCACTAATCAAAGATTGGTCACCGCCAATGTATACGTTACCACCTTCAAATACAATATCTTCGACCACAAGTTCAGTTGATGATACTTCACCTACTGAATTTAAAAATTGTAATTTTAAGCTTTTTGGGTCTTTTAGGTGTTCCGTTGGGATTGGAACTTTATATGATAACGATGGTGTATTTTCTACTTTAGTATTACCAATCAAATCATAATCAGCATTGGTAAGACCTTGTGACTTAATCAATGTGTTTATAGAATCAATTCTCCCCACAATAGGTTTTACATTTGTAAGTGTAAAATTTGCAAATGCAATTTGGTTTTGTGTAGAGGTGTCGGAGCCAGTTGAGTAGTATTCTATATTTACTTCAAGAGTACCATCGGAGTATTCGTATGTATGTATTGAACCATCGCTACGATTATCACTTGCTGTAATTGGTGTGTTAATCCTCATTATTGTTGAGGACGCCACTTCAGTTATACTGGCTGTAAATTGTGTGGGTTGTGGTTGACCACCACCAAGTCGTGGGAACAATGTTGGAATGTTTACTGCATAAACAGTACCACCAACCATTTCTGCATTAAAGTTTGATAATGCGTCGTATTCTAAAGTAGTTGTGTCACCAAACGTAGACTTTTTATAATATACCTCACTATTTGCAATTGTTTTAGTGAGTTTACTATTGGATACCTTTTTATTAGTAAAGGTCTCAATACTTGAAGATACGTTTACTCGTGGTAATAACGTAGAATTAAATACAATATTTGATACAGACTTTCTACTCTTATTTACATCAATCTTACGAGACCATCTAACAAGATTACCATCAGGCAGAGTACCTAATAAAATAATTTGAGCAGTTCCGTTTGGAGTATTATAATTACGATTTTCAGGAAGGTCATATATCCAAACTGAAATTAATCTACCTTTGTCTTCTTCCTTGTATTTTGGAATTTCCCAGTAGATTGGCCTCTCATTTGAATCAAGAACCTCAATTTCAATTTTTGTATTTGGTAAAAACGCACCATCAACGGGACGTATCTTAAACGAGTTTTTACCCTCACCAAGATACTTTGGAAAATCAACAACACCAAAAAATTCAGCAGATTCAGGAGAGTTGTCCTCTATGCCAACCTTTTGTGATTTAAGATATATCTTTGATTTCTTCTTTAATTCCAGTGCCATTAACGGACTCCATCACTTTCTTATAAATATGATACTTTAGAGAACCCACGAACTTTATTGATATCAATTATCTGGTCAACCATATCTCGTGTCTTATCAATATGAGATATCGTGATGATAAAGTCAAATTGGGTCTTCAAGTAATCAAATAATAAATATAGAGAATTAAAGTTGTCCGTGTCTAACGAACCAAACCCCTCATCAATAGCAATAAAGTTTGGTCGTGGTAGATTGGATACATTAATCAAAGCAGTTCTAATTGCGATAGATGAAATAAACTTCTCCATACCACTTGTAAGTTCTAATGGCCAATATTCGGTATCACCATATGCAATGTATGAGTTGATATTTTTACCATCAGTATTTAATAGGATTTGAAAATCTACAATTGGTGATAGGATGTTATTAATCTCAATCTCCAACTTTGGTAGAACATCTGAAATTAGATTATAGGGGATGCCATCTCTCTTTACACACTTGAGGTAATATTCATATCCATCGAACCGAACTTCCATATCACGAAGTTTATCAATGGATTGATTTACATTCTCAATAGTCTTTTCAGCAACCTTGATATCAGAATTGATTGTCATAATCTCATTAGTGGCATCATCAATATCATCTCGTAGTTGGTCTCGTGTGACTTTAAAAGATTTTATCTTTTGTTGGATTTCAGCATTATGGCTTACTGCTTGCTCTTGGTCTTTAGCTCTTTGAATTTTTTCTTCGAGTGACTTGATGTCTAATTCAATGTCCTTAACCAACGATACACAATAATCATATGATTTACTTGACTTCAACCACTCTTTATCTAATTCAGCGTGTCTACTTGAAAGGCCTTCATACTCTTTGAGTTCTTTTGTAACATCCGACTTATCACGTTCAGACATTGTATTCAATCGTTCTGAAACAGTAGATGAATATTTCTTACCCAAAGACTCAATCTCATCTTCAAGACCTTGTGCTTGTTTAGCAAATGGTGTATTCTGATTCTTTACACAATGTTCACAATTATCATCAAAGGTTAATGAACCAATACCATCCAAATGTTTTTTAGCATGAATCATTTCGGATTCAATTTTATCCAAAGACAATCCAAGTTCATTGAATTTTCTATCCAATGATTTGTATTGGTTGTTTTTTTCTTGAAGTTCCTTAATATCGTATTTAGATATTTTGGTTGTGATTGACTTTTGTTCAGTCTCAATGTTATGAACCTCTGCAAGATTCAAGGCACATTCACTATCTTGTCTCTTACGTTCTTTTTGTAAAGATTGTAGTTGACCTTCTAAATCAGATACATCACCCAACTCCTCTACTGGTTTGAGATTACCCATCTCAAATTCAATTTTAGTATTTACCACATCACGTTTAGACTCTAACTCAACCTTTCTATCTTGTAGAGTGGTGAGAGACCCTGTAATGGATGTGATTGTATCTTCTGCCTCTGCAAGTTGTGTTGGTAGGTCTTGGTTCTTATAGTCCTTTAGAAGGGCTGATAGTTCCTTAATCTCCTCACTTGCGATTTGGTATAGACTTTCGAAGACATCCATATCCAAGAATTGTGCAAGTAGTTCCTTTCGTTCCTTTTGAGACTTGTCGATGAACCCACTATTGTTTGATTGGGTTGACATTGCCGTGAGAACGAAGTCATCGTAAGTTCCAACATATTCTCTAATAATTGCGTTTGTTTCTCTTCGCTGTTCACCATTAAGAGATTCTATTTGCCCATCCACCACACGATAGAAATCAGTATCAACTTTTACAGTTCCCCTCTTTGGTGACTTCTTAGCAGTTCGTTCAATGGTGTAGTCAACACCATTCAATTCAAATGTAAACTTACAATCAAACGACATCTTTGAGTAGTTCATCACATCCTCTGCTTTTGAGGTTCTTGAACACTTATCAAAAATACAAAATGAGAGAGCGTCCCAAAGGGTTGACTTACCACTTGCGTTTGGAGCAAAGATGCCATATGCTCCTTTCATCTGACTGAAGTCAATAACATTGTTAGGGCCATACGAGAACATATTTGAAAACTCAAATTGTTTTGGTATCCAAGTTGAGTTCGTAATTGTTCGTTGTGTTCCAAGTTTTGCGTTAATATCTTGGTTGATTGTTTTAACCACTTCAAGTTGTTCCTCGGTGAGATGTTCGGTGTCATTTAAGAATTCCTCAATCAGTTTGTTTTGGAACGCAGTGTCACGAACATTCTGAAGAATAATCTTTTCGTGTTCACCACCCTCTTTACGAGTGATAACTTTTTGTACGGTCAACTCTTGTACCTTACGACCCTTCTTTAGTTCAGCAAGAATCTTGTTAAGGTCAGATGCCTTTGTGTCTTTTACACGAACTCGCATTCGTGGTTTTTGAGGGATTGGAGTATTTGATACAATCTTGCCCTCTTCAATATCTACCGTGACATATCCATAATCGTTATGAATTTTTACGAATTTATTTTCACGAGTTTCTACATCCCATACCAAAATTCCGTGGTCTGGGTATTTAGCCTCTCCGTGATTCTGAACGATTAATGAACCTGGGTATTTAATATTGTCTTTGCCTTGGACTGGATTATTTGGTTTGTGGATATCACCCAAAAGTACGATGTCGTATCCATCAAAGTTCCCAACACTAATGTTCTTGTTCTCTATTGTAAACCCATGTTCGGTCTCAATCTTATCAACCGGCCCATGGAACATTGCAATTTTTACATCACCACTATAATCGGTTGCTGGTGGGAATCCTGGAACATTATCCCATACGGTCTGATGTACAAATGTAATACCACCAATTTCCCATGCACCACTATCTTTTAAGTAAACCAACCGTGGAAGTTTTAATGCGTTAACAATGGGTGTTAATGCATCCAAACGAGATGGGTTATTTAAGTTAGCATCGTGATTACCTGGAATCACAATCGTTGGTAGTAGGTCTGATAATCGAGTAAAGAACTCTTGAGTCAAATCTACCACCTCTGGTGACATATCCGTTTTTGCGTGAACAATATCACCTGCAATAACGATAATGTCGTTTTCCTCCATTGTGGTCAAAATATAACCATAAAGTTGGGAAAATACATCGCGATACTCGGAATGTCTTTTTAGGTTTCTAATGTGAACATCGGCGATGTGATAAATCTTATTTACCTTTTCAACACCTATATTAATCTTTTTCAGTTTCTTCATACTTTAAATAATTGATACTCCATCAACTTGCGTAAATCAAGTGGAGGTGTATCATATATCTTTTTGTTTATACGAGTATATCCCATCTCCGAAGGGTCTTCATCAACCAAATCAACAAGATGGGTTTCAATCCCATACGACATAAACTTCTTCGCTAGCCCCAAAGCATTCTTTAGAGCATCCGAATCTAAACAAATATACAACTTTTTTACTGAATTTCCAACTATTTTCTTTTCTAATTCAGATTGGATGGATTTTCCGAATAATGGAATTGCGTTTCTTCTAATTGCGATTGCATCAAATGCGCCTTCACACAATACAATAGGAGTGTCCCAATTAACCAATAAATCAAACCCAACAATATCTTTGGATACCTTCGGGTTCTTATGCTTAAACTTTGTATCATAAAATGACCTTCCAACAAAAAAGTTTAGTTTACCTCGTTCATCATAGGATGGAATGATAATTTTATCTTCATATTCACCACTCTCACAAAATCCAATGTTGTATTTAACAATATCCTCAACACGAAGACCTCTATTTAATAAATAGTTTAATGCGTGCTTCCACTTGATTGAGTTGGATTGTTGGTAAAGGGGTTTGAATTCTTTTGGAAGTTCAACTTGCTCTACAACTTCCGTAGTATCGTACTCACTTGAGTATCGATTGACCTTACTGAATATAGAATTGTATTCATCCCAAGTTTGTTTAGATACACGAAGTTTCTTGAATAGACCTTTAATGGTTCTGCCCTTCTCATCCGAAATCCAACAATGCCACGGGTTGTTTCCTTTAGAATTAATTCGTATATTAATCTCTAACTTTGGTTTGTAGTGGTCAACGAATGGAGAATAGAACGCATAATTGTCCCCACTTGTTTTCTTGGATTTACCAAGAACGGACTCTAATAATTCAAGTAGTCTATCTTCCATAACTACTAATATACGAAATTATTTTGAGAAATCAAAAAAATCTTGTTTAGGTTTTTCATCCAACCATTCTTGGGGGATTTCTTTCTTGGCCCATTTGAATCCATTCTTATCACACCATTGTGCATAAGTAGTTTTTGAACCCTTATAAATTTTACCATTTGGGGACTGAAGAACAAACCTCAAATCGATTTCAGGATGTTGTTCTTTGATAAGGGTGTGTTTTTTTCGGTCTTCTGGTAAGAACCAACCTTTAGATTCAATGTAAATTCCATTTGGTAATTTAAAATCGGGTTTATAAGTGTGGTGAGTTGCAGGAACAACATACGGAATTTCGTGTTGTTCGTATTCCCCATCGATACCTTGAATTCTTAATTGTTCGTTAATTTTAGTTTCAAGGCCGGACTTGTGTCCTTTTGATTTTTGGATGTGACTCCAATTTCCTTTTGCCATAACTTATATTTTTTTATTATCCAACTCTTACTATATTAGCAATAATTGATGGGGTTTCGGGAACAGGTCCGAACGCGGGGGTTTCTTCTAATGATAATGTTGTACTATCACCAGTCCACCATAATTCAATGTAACCATTATCCACTACATTCTGACCAACTATGTTGATACTCATTAGTTGAGCAGATGCAACACCCGAATCCTTTCGTGTTGGGAGGGTCATTCTGGTTGTGGAGTTTGGAAAATTGCTTCCGTTATATTTTATCCAAAAATAAGCATCGTGTACTGCATTATCAGAGTTACTTATTTGTGCTACAAAACTAAATTGGTATGTACCTTGATTTTCCATTACCAAACGAGAACCAGAAACCAAACTCATCCCACTTTGCCCCCAACTATTTGAAAAGGTTACAGCCTGCCCCGAACCAGATGTTATTAGGGATTGTGATGATGTATCGTATAAAGAGATGTAAGCGGATTTTACTAACGAACCTGTGAGATATGTACTTAAAGATGAAATAGGTGTTTCTACACTTCTATTATTTGAATCACCTACCCAAACATTATTTTCAGTTAATGACGCTTCAAATGAACCTGAAAGGTTAACTGAACCTGTTGTGGTAGTGTTACCAATTCTAATGTAATCGCCTACTTGGGTCATACTACCAGAGATGTATTGGAATGACCCAGTTTCGGCGATAAATGAATTGCCAGATTGAACCAATCTCAAACCACCAACAGAAATATCCAAATTACCATTGTTGTTTGAAATAAGTGCGGAAGGGTCACCGGGTGTATCTGATTCGATGGAGATAGAACCCGATTGTAGAAATAGTTCTCTAAATGGTTTTTCTGCAGTACCTAAAGTTGCTCCTTCGGGAGTAGTCGGTATGATATCTCCTGACACTGTTATACCAGATGCAGTTAGTGGAACATTGTAATTTCTAATTGGAGTTGCAATATCACCAATAAGTGTATGTTTAGTTTCACCACTATTAACAATAGCAAACGCGTCACCAAGTAGTGGGGTTGTTAATCTATTTAATTGAGATATTTTTTTATCAGCCATTATAATATTATCCTATCACCATTTTCTTGTAATAAATAGTCACCATTTTCTTGTAATAAAAAATTAGCTGGTTCTACTACTTCAGATTCACTTGTAGAGGTGTCTGCCATATATTCCAAGTCCATCATAAAGTTATATTGTCTAATCATTTCATTCATAGACATTGAATCTTTATTTTCTCGATGATATTGTGACCAAGTAGGTAACATATTAATCTAAATCAAATTTTACATTTATGGTTACATCGACATCTTGTCGTTTTTTTAGTGGAGAACCTAACTTACCAATGGCAAGTAAATCACCATTGTCATTGTAAAGACCAATTTGAGTAATATAAGGTCTAAAATCTGAACCAGTAGCTATACCCAACAATCGAGTGTCGGTATCAGACCCATCAACTCGTAATGATGAGTTGGATGATACGTTGAACTCATCTCTTTTGATTTCACAAAGAATCGAAAATTCCTCAACTTGTTTGGTAGCACGATAATCCAATTGAAAGTTTCTATTTGTATAATTCCAATTACCATTACCCAATAAAATATTTTGATATCTAAATCTTGGGTCTGATATGATAATCATACCATGCTTGTAAAATACATATCCAACTTCTTTTCGTTGTAACGCAGAACCACTTGTTGAGTTGTCTGCTAATGATGAAATCATATCGGAGGATAGACTATTTCTATGAATTCTAAATTGAGACATAGAACCACTAAAGAATGCATTCGTTTCACTTATACTACGTGCTCCAATAAGAATGTCTCTATCATTAGTAACAACACCCTTAAATGAATATGAAGCGGAAACTTCGTTTGTACCATCAACCCATAGTGCAATTTCACTATTAGTTTTATTTAACACATACTCGTGAGCTAACCCATCATTGTATGCATTTGATGATGAAAAGTTTAATACAGAGCTACCATCGGATGCTTTAATAAAAATATGTCCGGGACTTGTAGGGTGTAGTTCGGTATAAAATGAAATATCAAATGGATATTGACCATTTCCTTGTGATTTTACTTGTTCCAATCCAGCATCATCAATATAAGTGTAGGTATTTCGTTTTTGTACCAATGATTGTTGTTGTCTTCCAACTAACGATTGTGATGGTGGGATAACTGCCCAAAACGAAACTGCCCAGTCATCATTTTTGTTTAATACATTAAAATGCTCTCTATGTTTAATCTGAATACTTTGTGAGTGATTAAAATTATAGGTATTACCAATACCTAATGAGGGGTTTGTAGATATTAATGAATTTGAACTTAATACACCTCCGGAAGAAACACTAACGCCAGATGAGGCAGATGCTTCATATTCTGCAACGGCTGCGTCCAATTCAGTATTAAAATCAAACCCAAGTGTATCGCCATTTAAACTTGAAGTATCACCTACAAGGAATATAGTTCTATGTACTTGTTGTCTTTCACTTAAATCGTCGCTTGGGCCAAATCCATCTGATATTGTTGCGTGTCTACCGTTACCATTCTCGAATTCAAATTGAACAAACCCCGAGCTTGCATTTGCGAAGGTCACATTTGTAATCTTGGATATACTACTTGTTACACCTGTTGTTGTATTGAAAAATGGATAGTATACACTATAATCAGTTTCATTATTAAAGTAGTCATTACTTGATACTGCCCATAAACCAGTTGTAACTGCATCCTTTAAACTTTGAGTGGCAGCATTATCCCATACACTTCCAGTTTGACCACCAAGGATTTGCTCACCATCCAAGTTTATGAAATCAAAATGAGTATATACTTCTTTTACAGTTTGTGAAGCAAAGTCACCACCAATATCATCAACATCGACATCAGTATCCACAAGAGCTGTGTGTGAACCACTTCGTGTATATACATAACCTAACTCATCGATTGGAGTTTCGTATATAGTAGTATATGCACCTATTGAATCAATACCCCAAGCCATTATATAATCCTATTTGAAAAGTTGGACTTGTCCGAAGTATCGGACTCGAAGTCTAAATATACCAAAGTGTCACTTGAGTTAATGTAATTAGACCCAGTTTGCTCAGATGCAATTAGTAATCCATATTCATCAGTAACCTTTTGGTCGTATAGATGTATTGAAGATGATGGATAATTTGAATTATCGGTCACATATACAGAACCAGGTTTTATATTTTCACCAAATTTATTTTGTGGAATTGAGATTACAGATGCAGTATCATATAATCTAATATCACTTCTTCTTTTAAAGAAAGTTGAATTAATTGAATTCCAAACAATCGGCTGTGGTATTGAGTTTAACTCACGAGTAACACCACCTGAAGAAGTTAAGAAAGTTCCAACACCAATTTGATTAGCAACTGATGTTGAAACTTCCGTTAAGATTCCATTGTCGGATACACCTCGGAGAATAGAAATCTCGAACGATGATGAGTGGTTTACATTTGTAACTTCATATCGTTTATGTGCTTTGAAGGGTCTTGCTTGAACTCCCCCATTGAATATTCTTTTGAATACTATTCCCATTTGGTATCATCTTTAGAAGTCTAATTTAACCTTAATCAAAATTTCATTTGAGAATGATTTCAACAAAGGTTTAGACAACTTAGCAATTGCTAAAAGTTCATTATCGTTATTGTATAAACCTACCGTGGTGATATATGTTTTTGGGTCACCTACGAATGTTTGTTGTAATAACTTACCATTTGAACCAGTAACATATGATGGGTTGTTCGAGAAGTTGTATTCTGCATTCTTTGCTCTAACAAAGAAGAATGTTGATTTTACTTCTTCCTCACTTCTGGCTTGGAAACCATTTCCAGCATTATCAGCAGCTGCGCCACTAATTGCAGTGAATAACTTTCCGTGGTTTTGTGCGTCAGTATTAGTTGTTCTAATTGTACCAATTGATGATGATGCGTCAAGAGATGCCGCGCTCAATACAATAATACCAAATTGTGGGTATACTGTACCAAATACTTCACTTTCACTATAAACACCATTAAGTAATGAACCAGATACAACATTGTATACATTTTGGTTTGAATTACCTAATTGATTTGCGTCACCACTATTATCAATTAATCTTAACAATGGTTTGTTTCCAGAACCAGAAATAACTAATTCCCAGTTTCCTGGGTCAAGTTTATCTTTGATACGCTCTCTATTGATTGAGATAATATATACATCATCTTGAGCCACACTATTGAATGTAAATCTACGTTGTGCTGCTGGAAGCAGGACTTGTTGGAATTGTGAGTAGATTGCATTTGATGGTGAATCTTCATTTGTTCCTAATGAACCACTACCAGCGTAGTGACCATACGCAATTGAGAATTGAGCGTAGTTTGTAGAAACCGTTGGGTTACCATTATAAATTTCGTAGTAGTATTGTTTTTGCGTAGAAGACTGATATGATGAAGTCCAGAATGAAGTCAACTCACCAACATTACCACTCCACAATCCGCGGGTTACTCTTTGAGTAGAACCTTCTACGACATCTTCAATGGTGAATGCGGTAAATACTTTACCCGTTCCAAAGTCGTATGCACCTGCTGGGATTACAGGTGTTGCGTCTTGTACTACATCATTAGCAGACAATGAAGCTACTGATACTTGTGGTATTCCGGTAGAAGCTCCACCACCAGCTCCTAATGAACCAAGTATTGAGGGGCCATTGTTTCCGGTACTTCCACCACCGCCTGTTCCAGAATTAAATCCTGCGCCTGCTCCGGTTCCACCTCCGTTTGGGTCAATTGGTTGTATTGGCATAATCTTTCCTTTTTATTTTATATTACGCTGGACTTACTACGTTAACCACCGTTGTTTGTGCATCGGTTACAGGATTAACAGTCACATCAATTTCAGTTCTACCACCAGTTTCGTTACCAATGATTACAATACGAGTTGTAATAGCAGTATCGTTTGGTAGGTTTGCAGCCGACACAAATGTAAATTGATTCTTACCCACAACCGTTTGAGATTGTGCGGTATTGTAAGAACTTACATTTACAATCGGAGTAACATTTCCAGGAACACCAGAATTTCCAGTAATAGAACCCGCGTCTGAATTTAACAAGATAGCAGTGTAGCCCAAGTTTTCATTACCACCATTTTTCGTGGTCACTGCAATTACTGAATTGTTTGCGCCTTCATTAAGTGTTAAACTTGAAGGAGAAACTTGAATGTATGGTAATCTTGCAGTTGTTTTTGGAAGAGACAACAATTTATATTTCATTGCGTAGTTCTCATCCGTGATTGCTTCAATTACAGGCATATTTTCAATTACGATTCCATAATAGTCAGAACCCAACGAGTGTGCTGGATTCCAAAGTTCGTAATCAACCTCATCATCCGCAAGAGCGAATTGAGTGATTTGAAACTTATCACGACCTTGTGCCAAAAGCTCTCTACCCTTCTTGGTGAGGATGGCGTCTACTGTTACTGATGAATTATCTAAAAATCCCATAGTGTTTCCTTTTTATGTATATAAATATGGTTTTGTTTTGTTTTTAATTTAAGTAGATAGAATTACTCTAATTTCCACATCAAATGGGTATGACCCGATTTGGAAAGAGTAATCAATTACATTCAATTGATATGCCGAATTCCAAACTATTTGACCCGTACCAACTTGTGTTAAGAATACTTGATTAATTACTCTCAACGAGCCGGCGGTTGATGTTGGGTTAAAGTCATTTATTCGTATTGTATTCTTCATACCCATTATTGCGTTGGTAGTATCAACACCATTTACACTTAACCTATAAGATGGTTTTGGTAATTGTGTTAATGATTTCCAATCTCCAAACTGCCATCCTTCTAAAGAATAATAAACAAAGTTTGATTTATAAATTTTAAATCTATTTGATATTGACTTTTCAATAGCGTATATGGAGTTTGTATCATTTTTGATGATATTAGCTTTTGGTTTAGAATTTCTAACAATAAATGGTAGAGGTTCTAATGAAGATTGAAGAGATGCTACATTTACTGCTGAATTCTTATTTTTCTTCTTTTTGTTGTTTACCGATACTAATAAGTCATCAGGAACTTTACGAACTGGACCAGTAACATTACCATCATTTGTTAAATTACCATCGGCCGCAGTTTTGCCAGAGTACACCAATGTAGTCGAATCTACTTCGGTAATCTCAACAACAGGCCCACCATCTGGTGTATCTTCAGAGTCGGTTGTTAATGAGTCACTTGATATTCTACACCCATTGTAATATAAGTTTTCAAGAGCAAGTGGTAACCTTGTATCTTGAACTTCAGCGGAATGGAATGATGTTGAATTTGGAGTAAGCGTAGCCGCATCTTCAGATGATGTAAAGAAATATTTAGGTTCTAAATACCATTTAGATGGTCTGGCGTTTAATACAGTAGACCCCGTTGGTGAGTATTCCCAATATCCGTTTGTTCTATTTACATATGTTCCACTCTCATCTAAAGTAACACAGCTTTGTACTAAACTTGAAGATGTAAATACACCAAATCCCTCAGCGGCGCTATCTTCGGATGTGCTTAACGTAAAACTATGTTGTGCACCATTAAATGATGCATGAATGTTATATTGTGCTTCTATCTCCAATTGATATACACCCGGAGATAGATTTGTAATCTGAGCAATACTTGCACTTGGAGTTTGTATACCACCAATCGAATTATCTACGAATACACCAAGATTCTCTTCATTATAAATCCAAGCAGCGGATGATGTGAAGAAATCTAAATTGTGAGCATTATGAGATGCTGAGTCATATACTATGTAGACATCATTACTATCAATTGGGGTTGAATACACACTTGCACTTGCATTTGTATTGACAGTTGATAACGAACAAGATAAACTTGAGGATAGAGTTGCAATCTGATATTGATATGTCGATGGTTGGAAGTCATACAAATCTAAACTTGATGAATAATCATGTCTTGATGCTGTAATTACACCACCCACATTACTGATAGTACCATCGTACATATGTCTTGTGTATGAAATATCCCGTGGTCTACGATACTTACTTCTTTCAAAAACGTGTGGTTCAATCAATATACCCTTATGCCAATCTACACGAGCTGGTAGGAGTTGTTTGATTTGTTCAAATACCGACATATCATATCGTGATAACATATCTAAAATTAAATCGATAGCAGTACCAGTTGTATACTTTTGGAAATAATTTTTGGCTCTAAACTTTAACAATGGGTAATCATTGTTGTATCTTTTATCAGGGTCACCCACCCAATCATCAGCTTCAAAGTAACCTTCTGAATTGTAGATATCAAAGTTTACAGTGTCGGTAGTTGAAAAGTATGTTCCTAATAGATTGGAGTCCAACGGAGCATAGTCGTATTCTGAAATTTCATTTGACTTATCAGGATTTAGTTTACCTTTTAAAGATGCTGACTCAATTCTGATTTTATTGTTCATTAAGTTTAAAGCACCCATGGATGGTACGGTTACAAACTGCGTATCAACCTCACCTACCAAATCACCCGAACCCATATTAATCAAAGATGCGGTTAGTGGTAATCCACTATCGGTTGTAGTAAATCTTTGGTTTGGTTGAATTGAACGAATATAACTTGATGTGGTTGCAAATGAGCTATCAGGGAATATACGATACATCAACTTATCAAATGAGGTGTCGATGTCTAAATCGGTAGTGTTATCATCACTAAAGTATGCTTCTCGGTTTTTAGCGTGTTCAGTTGTAATTTCATTTGTAATTGCGTCTCTAAAGTATCTAATTTCTTGAATACTAGCAGTTTCATATGAATTAACATTTGAATCGGTAGTTGGGCCAGGAACTTGTAATGTTCCAGTAGAACTCCACACAGTATTAAATGTTGCGTTAGTACCACTAAACGTAGCAGTCGGGTTGGCAAGAAGATTTCCCCAATCATCCACCCAAGCCGCTTGAATATCAATACTTCCCGAAGTTAATACAAAAGCAGCATCTCTTCTTAACTTGTATGGTACATATGATGATGATATAATATCAATACCATTTACAGCCAAACGAATTCTTGCGGTTTCTTGTGCTGTGTTATAATCCCAAAAATAATCCACATTGTTAGAACTATCAGTCAATCGTAGGATATGATAATTACCCTTTGGCATTTTACCAATAACTTCAATTGAGTTTGGTCTATCCGATTGAATATCATCCCAAGGATTTGAGATATACTTTGATGGAGACGCTTGTAATTTGTTTACAAATCTTTCGTGTTCGTAAACATTCTTACGAGTTGAAATTGTAGGGCCACCCCACTCACGAATCTTCAAGAATGCCTGTGGAATACCATATGTTGAAAGGATTGCTTTGATTGAACGAGCAGTACCCTTTGTCTTGTACAACATAGGTAACGTATTCAAAATCCTTCTCCAAATTTCTTCGGTAATTTGTTTTCTTGCTTTAGTTTCCATTGAACCGGTTTGGTTTAATGTACCATCGGATTCCACACCCAATGCATATTTCCAAAGAGAAACATCTGAATATCCGTTTGATAACTTCCAACCTAAAGCTTCAGCAACTGATTTTAGTATTTCATCTGCCATACCATCTTTAGGGTGTTCTTCTCTACGATTAATATCCGTTAATGATTTAATATAAGTCCATTGAATATCAAAGTGTTGACCAATCATATCAACAAATGTAATGTATTCGGAATTCTTTTCATCTTCTTGTAGATGAATTGGAATCATATTTCTCAGCTTAGCATCATTAAAGTTATCATACAATGACGCAGATGCATATACCCCAGCATACCAATTCTCACCTTCAGTCGAGGTGGCCGCTCTTAAAACGTGAGGGAACGTAGAAGCCTTTGGATATGGTTCAATAGTATATGCTGAAGATGACCAATGTGTATATAGATTACTTGTAGTATTGTAATACAAGTAATGTTCAAAGTCATCAAACCCACCAATAATTCTATCTTTACGAATAATTGATTGTGAAATATTGGTTAGCGCTTCCGAACCACTTACTGATTGTAATGTATTGATTCTTGAATCATATGCTTCAATTTGTTGTAGTTTATAAACAAAATTATCAACACGTTCAGTTGCAGATGAGAAATGTACAAAATTCTGAAAATCAGAGTAGTCGATGTTTAATTTTGTAGAACCAAGAGAACCGCTAAAATAATAGTTAATCAATTGTTGAGATGTTGTTGCGTTTACATCTAATAACGAATTCCAGTTTTGCCAATTTGTTCCCTCAGCACCAACTTGGTCTGACATATCCATTCCGAAGTTCGGGTCGGAAAAATCAGGTCGTGATTGATTTTGTATACTTGGGAACGCAACAATTTTCTCAACCCACGATTTCATAATACGAGCATCAATATTAAGAATATCACCTACTTCAATATTTGAAGCTAATGGTGTTGATAATTTTAATATCACATTGTTTACCAATGTTACTGTATTATCAAATCGTCTGTATTCGAGTTGTAGGTCATTACGATTAATTGTAGCGAATACATCATCACCATTATCAATCGCAGTTTTTAAATTTGGTTCTTTTATATCCAAATCATCCGGTGGTGTTGTAAATGTTTTTTGCCCAGCAACCCATACAAGTACACCATTTGAATTTTGTTGAAGTTTATATTTTCTAAACCTACCTGTTAGCTTTCCGAAGTTGGTTTGAGGTTGATTGATAGCGGGCACATATACTTCAACCATTGTTCTCCACAAATCAACCCCACCCTCAAATGTACCATCAAATGGAACAAATTTAGTTGGTTGTGAATTCTGACCATTTGCTGCCGAAAAGAATGAAGTTGGGTATGATAGTGTTTCGTTTACAATACCGGTACGAGTCCCATCAAACTCAAGGTTGAATACATCGTATAACTCGTTAGAGCCAAAGTTTATAACAATATCTTTTTTAACACCAGATGTATCAAATGAATTAACACCAACGGAGTTGATTAGATTTAGTAATGGTTTGAATGAATCTGAAATATTGTTTTTTGATACAAGTTTTACTTCAGTTCTATCGGATGATATGGCAAAAATCTTTGCGTCTGGTATGACTCTAAATAAGAAGTTGTATACCATAGAATACGCGCCTTGTTGTATTCCGGTTAACCTTAAATCTAATTCAGGTTGTGTATAAATCGTGGGATTAGAACCTTTGGTTAAATATTTCGGTACATTACCATAAGATGACTTAATTAGGTTGGAATCCGCATAGATGTGTAATTCTTGGTTTGGTGTAAACACCAATCCTGTATTGTTGTCAATTTCACCAGTAATATCACCCAACGAAATATATGTCGGAATTTTAACGATATCACTCAAATTTTCAAGTGGTATTGTTTCACCAAATACAGGAGTATATCCTAAAACCTGTTCTTTATTTTGAAATCTATTTAACGACATATATTATACCAACTTAATTATTTCCTTGACTATCTGACTATTAGTCATCATTCTGCCCTTGACCAAATCCAGAATCTTCTAAAGCTTGCGTCACATTTATAATGGTTTGTAGAGAAATTAACGGATTTACATTATTGTCAGCAACTCTCAACTCATCTGAAATTGTAATATCAAATTCTTGAACAAATGATGGTTGGTTTAACTTTACAACCCGTGTACCACTCTGGCCAGCAGTATTAAAAGATGACTTACCATATGAATCTGATTGAATTGCAGAGTCGAGTGCACCATAAATTTCATATGATACAATTTGTCCCCTGCCGTTTCTTTTAATTTCTCTTTCAGCCATTATCTAACCACCTTAAAGTAGAAGTTATCATCAAAGTATCTTGTAGTTCCATTTTGGTCTACTCTGAATACGAACTTGTAGAATCGTTCAGGTTGTAATCCATTGAACCAGAAGTTAAAGTAGTTGGATGTAGAATCACAACTTATCTTTGTATAATTAGTATCGAATGGAATAATTACCTGTTCGGTCTCAGCGTCAACTACCGAATAATACGAGGTAGTTGGGAGGTATTTCACTAATGTATAGTTTGATGTTGAAGAGAATGTTCTTGCTGGGAATCGTTCTCTTGCATAAACTCTAATCTTACCTTTAGATGTTTCTTTGTATTCAGTTGATAGATTCTTAACATACACAATCATATCTTCACTATCAAGAGCGTCTAACGAACCTGTTACAAATGATGAGTCATCCCATCGAACCTCAAGAACTGGTGGATAGATTGTATTGGTATCTGAAGAGAAGAATTTAATTGAACCAAATTTAGTTGTAGATTCTTCATCTACTTTTGATTTTTTAATAATCAATCCGTTATTAGTCCGTGTGTTGTTTAACCACTCGTTTACATAATCGGTAACTTGAGTATTGAGGTTATCGGTATATTTTGTAAAAGATTGTTTGTAATGCGTTCCGTTTGAAAATGATGAAGTATACCAAGTACCACCGCCTAAATTGTTATTCCAATGGGCATCATAATATATGTCAACATATTGAGAACTTGTAATATCGTGGTCTAATGATTGTAGTCTAAAATTGTCTAATGACGCGGAGTATTGACCACTTCCACTGGCAAAGAACGACCATCTGAATAGGTATTCACCACGTTGTCTTGCTTGGAAATTTATAGTTGGGGAGGTACTCCCACTAATATATTTAGAGTAACCACTTAAATCGTTTTCATCTACAACTCTACCATTTGGGTCTAAAATAGTAAATTCAATTGAGCCGGTAACTTGACCATTATATAGTGGGTAATTACTATCAATAATATCAAAACTTGAAGTATAGTTTCTATTTTCTTGTAAAGTATATTTTCTATTTAATGTAGCCCCACCATATTTAGAGGCTGTTAAAAATAGCGTGTAGTTAGATATTACAGCAGAGCCATTAATACCATCTTCGTTTTGGATTTCCTCATTTAATACATAAGTGGATGGTAGTGTTGTAAGGTTTGATGCGAATTGGTCTAATACAAGAGTTGATGTAGAAACCTCTCTATATAAATAAAAGTTATCAACAGACCCATCTGACCCATTAGCACCATTATTATCAAAGAATGTAAATTGTAGTTTGTATACACCATTAATGCTTGCTGTGAAAGCCATATTGTAAGTGTCGGTATTAACTAAAGATTCTTGGAAGTTTACAATGCTATCATTTAATAAATCATTGTTTGGGTCTAATACATTAAAGTCAACTCCAGATAATGTGTTTCTGTTAAAGTCGAACTCAATTTTATAAATAGAACCGACTTCTAATGATGCTGATAGATTAGCAGTACCACCACCATAGTTAGATGCGGACATTGTTAGTCTCCCATCAATAGATGCAATTTGTGGTGATTGTCCATCAGTACCTTTAATTGGTTCTATTAATTCAAAACCACCAACACTTGCTGCAAAATCATAGTATGCTTGTAACGATGCGATTGAATCAGGATTGGTTGGTTTTCCAACTGTTGAGTTAGTAGTATCCCAAGTGGCATCCAAACTTCTACTAACCCAACTTACATTAGTTGTATTATGTGGAGTGTCAGCTTCTGACCCAAGGCCTTCAGTCCAAGATTCCTTTACAGGAAACACATAAAGGTCATAGTTGGATTGTATCTCTTTGTTTTCAATATTCTCCAGTCTCAATCTATATTGAGGTGATGTGATATCACCACTTACTATGGATGATGAGATTGATGATAAATCAAACTGAATTAATGCTCTACTATTACCCAACAAGGTAGTGTTATCGGTATCGTAAAACTTACCAACTTCAAGAATTTCATCCTTGCCCGTGTTTTGTAATTTACGAGAAGAGTCCTCGTAGATAGTGGCGTCTTTGCTTGGATATATTCTATAAATCATTTTCTACCTCTTAAAATAATGATACTACTCTACCTTTGATATCAACATCCGGATATTTTACCTCAAAACAAGTTGGGTCTTTTGGCGGATATACAATACCACTACGAGTTGCATTTTTAATATTATATTTATTAGATGAATAGTTACCATCAAATTTATTTACAATTTGTAAACCACCATTTCCATCTTTATCAGGTCTTACAACGGTTTGTACACCATCAACTCTATCTAATAACACATATATGTCAGTAAGTGTAATTGGTTTGTTAATTCCCATATTCTCAATCCTAAAGAAACTCTTTAGTGCATTAATACATTTTAAAAGAACCTCATTTGAATTATAGTTTGGAAGAACTACGATTTCAAAGTCGATACCGATGTTTACAATATATGCGTTCTTGATATTTACAGCATCGGTTAAGATACGATAATACGACAAATAGTTTTGTAAATTTTGTTTTGTAGCCGGATTTAGGATTTGTAAATTCTTGTTTGAATCATATCCTAAAACATAGAAGTTGATAGCCAATGGATTTGGAATTGGGTCAATTCCATCATCCAATAATGTATTGATTTGAAAATCAGGAGCAGCGTATGCTTTTGCTACCGAACCAAATTGTGGTGGTACTGCGTATGCTCTTAATAAATAGTCCTCTTTGGTTACCGCTCTATTTTGTGCTCTGAAGTATGCCATAGCATTATTACGAACTTCTTCGAGTTCTTCTTCGTATTTACCACCTGCTGCAGCTACTTCGTTTGTTACGGCTATTGAGTTTTGTACAACATTAAATACATCAGTAACTAATCCGGTACTACTTGTTTCAATAACACGTTCAACAATTTCCGTGAGGTCTTGTGATGCTACATTATCAACTACACCAAGCCCCGTTCTATATGTTACAGTAAGAGTTGTATTTGCGGGTGCTACGCCATATGTTTTAGCATACATAAAGTTTGAAGGGTCAATACCTTGGTCGAGGTTTCCACTTGTACCATAAAGAGCAGAGCCTACGTTATCTGGATTTGGAAGAATTTCTTCATCAGCGTTTTGAGATATACCACTGCCAAATTGAATATCAATTGTACCACCATCGGTAATACGAGTAATAAATCGTTTAGGTACTCTTTTTAACTTTAGTAATGATGGCGTTTCATTTGCATATGCCGACATGGCAATTGAATAATCCGTGGTATTTGGTAGTTCTTCAAATACAGTATCTTGTGCAAGGTAATCGACTTTAGTCCATTCATCACCATCATCATCAATGATTGATATTACATCAATAAGACCATCAGCCTCTAACTTAATTTTGTCGTATGGTTTTGGTTCGTTAAATTCAAAAGTAGTAGATTCTTGTTTTCCACTAACAACTTTAACATATTTTTTTAAAAGATAGTATACAGGTTCATCGGTTACTTCATCAATTTGATAAACTGAAACTTCGGTTGGGTCAAATGATGATGAGAATCCAAATCTAACTTTTTCAATAGTTGAAAATTCTACATCACCATTTGTAGAAGAACCCACTATCATTCCCTCGGATAATGTTAACGCGTAATCAAAGTTTGGTCGTACAGTGTCACCACTACCTTGTGCTGGTACTAATTGATAAACTGTTAATGTGGTTGTAGCTGGAACATTTAGTTTTGGTTTGTATCCAAACGATTGTGCTATTGTAAATACATTTGATTTTTCTTGAGCTTGTTCTAATAACGATTCCCTTAACTGAACATCAGTATAGTATGAAAGTACATCACCTACATATGATGCCATTTCGATAAACATCATACCCGGAGATGACTCATTAAAGTCATTGTAGGTTTGTGGGAAGTAATTTTTTGTAAAATCAATTAGGTTTTTGCGAATATCACCAAAATCTCTACCAATTAAATTTACACTCTTTTGTACTTTATCTGCCATGTTCTATCCTCAAACAATAGATATATTTCCCTGCTCTGAAACAAGAATTGTTATTTGTGTATTTGCGCCCGATTCCGTTACTCTTACGCTCAACGATATGTTTACACTATTGTAATCTTCATTTGTGATTACACTAATATTATCAACAACGATATATGGTAACCAAAACTTAATATCATTTCTTAAAGAACTTTCCAACTCATTACTTAAATCTGATGACATATTTTCGAATAGTAATGAGTATACATCCGACCCAAACAATGGTTGTAATGGTCGTTCACCCTTTCGAGTTAGAATTAGATTTTTTAAATTTGAAATTGCTTGCTCTTCAGTTGTATATGATAACTTAAACAAGGGAGACCCACCCAATGGTAGCATTACTCCAATTGCTGTATTTCGTTTTAAATCTAACGGATGTATCTTATACTCTTTACGAACTGCCATTATTTACCCTTCTTGGTATTGATGTGTTTCATCAAACCAGAATAATCTCGTGTTAATGCATTAACAACCGCTTGACCTGCTTCAGTTTGTTGAAGTTGTTGTGTTGATACTTGACCGCCTTCGGTAGTTTGGAATGTTGATTGTTGTGTGTTAATTCCACCACCCCAACCTTGTGCTTGTGATGCGTTAAATACACCACCAGTTCCGTTGATATTTTTCCACTCACCACCTTGTGCGGTTTCATTCAACAACTCATTTAATGTTGAGTTGTTAGTAAATGATTTTTTCGTTTCTTGCTTTGTTTCAAAGAGGTGGTCTACATCAAGCGGGTCTTTCTCAACAACTTTTGGTTGTGATTGTTTTACTTCTTTAAGGATAGATTCACGAAGAGACTTTTCTTTTTTAGCCACTTCCTTCTTCACTTCTTCCTTAACGATGAGTTGAATTGCTTTAATTAGTTTCTTTGTATCCATGGTAATAAATATGTTTATGTATAATTATTGTTTCATTAATTGTAATTGAGTTTTAACTTGTGTAATTGCTGATAACAATTGAGGGCCTGCTGTGGTAAGACTTGGAACTGGAAAGGGGCCCGCAGTGGCTGCGGTTATGGCGGGCGCTAATTTAAGAAGTGCATCCGTGATTGATTCCAACTGACTAAATATAATGTCCATATCAGCTTTCCAATTTGAAGTTGATATATTTACTGACTTAGCACCGCTAATAAGAACTGAATCCTTTTTTGAGTTAAGGACAACTCGTTCTGAATTAATTATAATTTGAGGATTCTGATATTGTTCGGTTGGTATAACACCTAATGTAAATTTATTAGATGAACTTAATCCAATCTTTTGTTTAGAACCCAACCAAATCGAGGAATCATCTTTGTTGATGTCCTCTATAACATATTTGTTATATCCATTTGACTTACCAGCGCCATTTCTAATAATTGTTATCGGAGATTCAGGAGTTGTCGAACTCCAAGATGGTTCGTTTGTAGCACCTTTTATTTTGTTATTAGTTGTCTTAACACCCTGTGGAGTGTACCCAAACCTAATAGACTGGCCATATCTTCCTTCAAATATAATGTCTCCTAAAAATGGTTGAAGTTGTGATATTCCCGAAACCTCAATAAATCCGATACCAAAGTCTGCTTCACTATCGGTTGATGAATTTTGTGGTACACCTGCAGATACACTACCATAGCCGCCACCATCACCTTCTATGAGTTTGGATTCTGGTAATGCATTATGATTTACATTTTTTTGGAGAGATACAATGGATGCGTAATAATTCCGTGTACCACCATTTAGACCAGACGCTTCATCCGAAGTGGTGGTATATACATACACTTGTTCACCAAGGATGGGTATTTGTCTATGGTTTGTATTTAATGGATAACATCTAATCTTTGAACCAATCCCACCTGCGGTTGTGTCTACAATGATACTACCAAAGTTATCAGCATTATCATCATCAAGGATTACACCCTTTACTACACCAACTTTCATTCATCATCTCCATCTTCTTTAGGAAGGTCTTTTTCAACCTCATCAATCGCATCCATCAGTTGTCTCTTTTCTTCTTCAGACAAAATAAACCCACCAGCTTCCGCTGATGAGTTGTCTTTCATCATTCGTTGAACGATTGCCGCAAGTTTGATTAATGCATCATCATTCTTTACGGAAATATCAAGATATTCTTTAATAAGGGGTACAACCACTGCGGCATCGTTCAAGTTCTTGACCATTGGTTCAAGTTGAGCAATTAGTAGTTTTACTTGTCGGTCTTTCTTCTTCTGATTGGAATAGATGTCAGCCATCAAATCAGAGAAAGATTTCCCTTTAAAGATTTCATCATCTTTAGTCATTGAATTCCTCCACTCGGTGTGTTATACTTAATATACCAACCTTCATATAATCAACATATAATTCACCATAGATTGATTTCATTTTACCAACTACTTTGGTGATATATTGAGTTTGGACACCAGTTCTCTCTCTAATAAGTATGTAAAGTGCCTTTTTGTTATATGAATATAGGTTGTCTCGTGTTTTAAATAACTCGGTTAATGAATCAGCAATTTTTCTATCTCTATCTTTTTGGAATAAGGTAAATATATTATAGTCCATATAACGAGCAAAATAATCTATAAAATCTTTTAACTCATCCGCCTGTTGTTTATCATATACCTCATTTACAATATTACGATTAGTGTCAATAACATCAACACCATCACGAGCTTTCATCCGTGCATAGTTTGCATTGTTCTCGTTAAAAAGATAGTTTCTGGCGATTACTGTAAAGTAGGAAAATGCCCTACCATTCTCACCTTTAAACTTGTGAATCTTTTCGTTTAGGAATGCAACTACATTCATCTTCACATCTTCATATGGTACATCAAAGTAATATGTCTTATAAGTGTGAATTACATTTTCAGCAAGTTTGTCAAATGGATAGTGGATGAACCGATTGTAGATTTTATTCTTTAATCGTTGGTCATCACATCCGTTATAAGCGTTGATTGCAATTTCTGTAATGGCTGTAAAATACCTTTTACTCTTTCTCTTCCGACCCATAGTATTCTTCCAATTCAGAAATTATTTCATATAAACTTTTAAAGATAAATCCAGTTTCATCATCAGCCTCAAAAGAACCCAATTGGTCAATCTCTTTCATACGACTTAATGAATTATCAATCTTTTCTGCGATATCAGCGACCAATTCCTCTTGTTCGAGAATTACATCTTCCAAGGCTTCATTCTTACGCAACAAGTTGTATGTTGTGTATCCTAAAACCAAGGTTAAAACTGACAATATGATTATAGTTAATAACATAATTAATCCTCTACAATATCTTTGAATGCGTCAAACACACTCGTTGGTTTAACATCATTACTTGCAAAGGTTTCACTCAAGTCACCTTTCTTTGGTCTACCCGTAGTAGGTTTACGAGTTGATTTTACAGGGTTCATCTCAGCTTCCCATCGTTTGTTCTCATAGATAGCCGCCATTTGGTCTGCGGTGTGCATTATGAATGGAATTGATGTGGCCAATCTATCATCGTTGTTGTACTTGATGTAATACTCTTTATTGTTTTCATCGTACAACCCATCGGTTAACCTCATACCAATCATTTCCTCTTCAGTATATTTAACACCAAAGTATTGTAGATTGTACATAGTTCGGTCATTAAGATTCATCCAATGGATTTTAGGATTGGTTTTATAAATTTTACCTTGATTCTTTACATGCCATTCGGAATCATTCTTAATGTAGTAATCCATTTCAGGAGTTCCTAACTTACCAAGGTCGTGATGAAGGGCTGTAAAGATTAGTGTTTCTCTATCAAACTCTTCCATAATCATACCAAGGTCTTGCCATAGGTCATACACTTTTAGTGCGTTACGAGTAACACGAAGAACGTGGTCAATGTAACCACCTGGAAAAGCGTTGTGGTAATGTTCGACTGAAGATGCCGGGGTATATAGCATACGTTCTTCAAAGTGGTCGTACATTTTGTTAAGTGATTCTAATCGTTCACCGGTAAAGGTTTGATTGATTAGTTTACGAAACTTCTCGTAATTAGATACGAGTTCTTCTGCGGTAAAGAAGTCAAGCATTTTTAAATGATTTTATCTATAATTCCTAATTCTAAAGCTTTCTCTGCGGACATAAAGTAATCTGAAGATGAAATGTTCTCCCAATATTCTTTATCCATTTTTGAGTTATCAGCCATTAACTGATTACACTCGTGTTCTAACTCCTCACTAAATTTGGCGTTAGATTTAACATCACTCAATTTACCTACTACAATAGTAGACAATTGGTGAACCATAATCTTGGAGTGCTTGGATGCAGCACGAAGGCCAGTTCCACAAGTCAACAACAATGCAGCCGCCGACATAGCAGCACCACGAACAATAATATTAAACTTAATACCTTGTTCTTTTTGTGACTGAAAGTAGTCGATGAGTGCAAGGGTTTCGATTACATCACCACCTGGAGAATTCAATAGGATATTGATGGTATTGATATCACCATTAATCTTTTTTAACAAGCGAACTTTTGATACAATATCAAATGTTAATCCAGATGTAATTTCATCTTGAATAAGAATTACATTATCGGTAGTATCAATACCATAGTCAAACTCACGGTAATAGATACGTTGTGTATCACGTTCATCATTTGACTCGTAACTCATTTTATAATCCCCAGCGCTTACAGCACTCCCATATAACTCATCCATACTTAATATGTTATTTCAATTGTTTATTAGAACAAATATACGAAAAATAATCCAATAATCCAAACTTATTTTTTTATATTACGTTGGGTAGCCACATATGTGTGTTTCTTCTTTGGTGATGGTTTTTTTTGGACTTCACCATAAAGTTGCTTTGCCTCCTCATCAGTAGGAACAAACCTTACTTCTTCTTTTTGCGATTGTTTTTTTTGAGGTTGTTCTTTTTCCACCTCTTTTTCATTATCTCCGCCCGTTTTTTCATCATCTTGTGGTCTTTCTTCTCCCACTTCATTTGTAGGTACTGATATTTCTGCGCTGTCCGTTTCATCATTGGTATCAGAAACAGTAGAGTTGATATTCCCAGTATCAAAAATATCAAGATTGCTATTAATTCGGTCATCATCTTTATTTGTTAATTTATTTAATGCGATTACCATTGAGATTGCAAGTGGGTCAAATACAAATACAATCAAAAGGGTAAACCAGTTTACAATTACATTCATAGGTTTGCCTGTGATTTCAGCCATATATCTCAATGGCCCGACTTCAGCAGCAACCTCATTATTGGATTCTAAATCTAATACTTGTAAATCAAGTGAGGTAAGTGAATCCGTTAATACCTCAATCTTTCTTGCTACGCCATCACGAGATTGTACAGCGGAGTTTAGTTGGTTCTCCAACGACTTTCGTTGTGATGAAGATGTTGTCGTGATAATTTGACCGGTTTCCCTATCACGATACTGAACTTGGTTGTTTGACAATCCATTTCTTAATTCAGTAATAGATTCAGCAAGCTCTTTCTTTTCCACATTCAAGTAATCTAATTGTTCTTGGAATCGTTCCTTCTTCAATTCAACTACTTGAACTTGTTTATCCATTATACCTAATTGGTCTGCGGTCTTTTGATATGCAGATGTTAAGAATCCATATATACCAGCAGAGGTGATTATCATTAGCACACCAACTGCAAGAGTAAGATACCATTTCATCCAACCAGCTTTGTTCCAATGGTTGTGTAAGTAAGATGCAATAATAAGTTTACTAAACTCCAACGCACCTGCCATTATAATAACTTCAGTTTTAGCTCCAGCGAATAGAGAACTTAACCCAAATACAGAATAGTATGCCGCTGAACCTGCAAGTGCAAATGTACTCACAATCATCAGTACTACAAACCCATTCTTCTTATTAAAAAATTTTATCATATTTCTTTTCAAAGTTAGTTTTATTAACTTCAGGAGTTGTACTTATTATCAACTATCGTTTCGCTAAGCAGCTCAAGCAGTTAAGTTAACCTGATAAGAATAAATATCAGGAAAATAATAATAACTTAATATTATCAAGCTTTCCCCATATTATGCCCTTTTTAGAGTGTACCAAAATTGGAAAGATAATTTAACACAGTCAGTTCTTTCATCTTAGCCTCAATATCAATGTCAAGGTCGTGGCCATATGTGTTGATTGGTGAGTAAATATAATCAGAGTGTGCTTGTGGTTTTGCAGTAGGGTCTTCTAATGTCTTGGACTCTGAATAGTGAACAAGTGGTTTGATGTCACCCCAAGTGGACATAGCCAACTCAAGTGCTTCTTGTTCGGACAAGTCACCAGTATTGAATGTGTGATGGTGATAATCAAAGACAATAGGAACGCCAGTACGTTCGTGGATGTACATAAGGTCTTTGACTGAATACATACTAGCCTTGTCATCATTCTCAACAGTCAGTCGTGTCTGAACTGATTCGGGTAATCGTTCGAAGTTCTTGATAAATCTATCCATCGCAGATTGTTTGTCACCATAGACACCATTACAATGGATGTTGATTAGATTGTACGGAGTTCTCTCTAACCCCATAAGGTCAAAGTGTTCTCCGTGTATAGAAAGGTCTCTAATGGTGTTTTCCACGACTTTCTCGTTGGGGGAGACCAACACATTGAATGGGCCGGGATGTGATGTTATACGTTGTCCATAGGTCTTAGCGAGAGTACCTGCGCCACGAAGTACATTGGAGAACTTCTCATAGTCAGGCATTTCTGATAATTGGAACTCACTAGCCCACGGAACAAGGTCAGATGTCATACGGAATAGCTTGAAGCCATTCCGATGATTCCACTTGATAATTTCTACAAGGTCTTTAGCGTTTTGTAACGCAAGGTCGGATGACCTACTAATACCCTCGGCAAGAAATGTTTTCTTAATCATACTACGATTGGTAGTAATCTTATCCTTACGGAGTGTCATGTTGATACAACAGTATCCTAAATTTGTCATAACTAAATCTTTATATCTAAAGATAATAAAAAAGGGGGACTTATACAAGCCCCCCTATGTTAAGTTTATGTTAAATTTCTTCGTGAGGAATATCTTCCGTTTGAGTTTGACCTGTATTCTGATAAAGTCTTGTAGTTATATCATTCCACACGGTCTCTAATTTAGAATGACTTTCTTTAATCTTCTCATAATCTTTCGTTTCGATTATAGAACTCAAATCAGACATCATAGAATTCAATGCGTTCTTGTCATCCTCTGTAAGAGACTCAAGGGTCTTCATTTGTTTTTCAACTTCAAACATATAAGATTGTGCATTGTTTAAAATCTCAATCTCCTCTTTACGTTTTAAATCAGCTTCCCTATTAACTTCAGCATCATCTCGCATCTTCTTTATTTGTTCATCCGACAATCCAGTTCCAGATGTAATACGAATGGCTTGTTCTTTTTGAGTTCCTAAATCTTTAGCTGAAACATTTATAATACCATTTGCATCAATATCAAAAGTTACTTCAATTTGAGGAATACCTTTTGGTGCTAACGGAATATCAACCAGCTTAAACCTACCAAGGGTTCTATTGTCTCGTGCCATTGGTCTCTCACCTTGAAGAACATGGACATCCAACATAGTTTGATTATCAGCCACGGTTGAAAATGTTTGTGATTTTTTAACAGGAATGGTTGTATTGGAATCGATGATAGGTGTAAAGATTCCACCCATAGTTTCGATACCCAAACTTAATGGAGTAACATCCAGAAGTAAAACATCAGTAACATCACCACCAAGTACACCACCTTGAATAGCAGCACCAACAGCCACTACTTCATCTGGATTTACACCTTTGCTTGGTTTTTTTCCAAAGAACTTTTCAACAGCATCTTGAACTGCCGGAATACGAGTAGAACCACCAACGAGGATTACTTCATTAATTTCTGCTTTTGAAATTAAAGCATCTTCAATTGCTTTCTTACACGGAATCATACACCTATCAATCAACCCCGAAGATAGTCGTTCAAATTCAGAACGAGACATGGTTTCCTCAAAGTGAATAGGGCCAGCCTCTGATACGGAGATGTATGGTAAGTTAATATTAGTTGATGCAGCAGAAGATAACTCAACCTTTGTTTTTTCTGCGGCTTCACGAACACGTTGTAATGCCATTGAGTCTTTGGTAATATCAATACCCTTTGATTTTTTAATCTTATCACAAACCCAATCGACAATTATTTCATCAAAGTTATCACCACCAAGTTGAGTATCACCATTGGTAGACAACACTTCAAATACACCATCACCTAATTCAAGGATTGAAATATCAAAAGTACCACCACCCAAATCAAAAACAGCAATTCGCATGTCGGTGTCTTTTTTATCAAGTCCATACGCAAGAGCAGCAGCGGTAGGTTCGTTGATGATACGAAGAACATCCAACCCAGCAATTTTACCAGCCTCCTTCGTAGCTTGTCTTTGAGAATCATTAAAATATGCAGGAACCGTAATTACTGCTTTTGTAACTGATTCACCCAAATAATCTTCAGCCGATTTACGAATGTTTTGTAAAACCATAGCTGAAATTTCTTGGGGTACATATTCTTTACCATTAGCGGTAATAATAACTGAATCACCACTACCTTTGGATACCTTATAAGATACATTTAAATGGTCGGAGTTTAATTCAGAATACCTTTGACCAATAAATCGTTTTACCGAATATAATGTGTTTTCAGGATTAGTTACTGCAACTCGTTTAGCCGCAGCCCCTACTTTAATCTCACCTTTATCAAATGAAACTATGGATGGGGTAGTTCGAGTTCCCTCGGAATTTACAATGACAACTGGGTCACCACCTTCGATAACGGAAATACACGAATTGGTCGTACCCAAGTCTATTCCAATAATTTTTGACATAATACCTCTTTTAGATTATAAATATAAAAATGGGTGGAATAAAACCCACCCACCCTTAACATAACTACTTAACTTTAACATCAATCTTTTTAGCCGCTCGGTCTTCGTATTTGGGAATAGTAACGGAGAGAATACCATCCTTTGCAATGGCAGATGTTTGGTTGATGTCAAATGCATCGTGGATTTTGTATCTCTTATGGAATTTACGACTTTCCTTTTCGGCTTTAACTTCCAACATTCGGTCTTCAACTGTAACCTCAATATCTTTATTAGATAAGCCAGGAACTTCAAACTCAATAGTCAATACATCATCCTTCAAATATGCAGTATGAGTTGATATACGATGGCTATCCCAGCCACCAGAAACCATATCAGAAACCATAGTGTGAAATGTTGAATCAAATAGTGTCATATATTACCCTTTTTAATGTTAATGTGTTATTAAAAGGACAAATTCCCTACCAATAGTGTATTTTATGACACTTTGTCTTAATTTACCGACAATGGGTCAATCTTACTGACAAGTTTGTAAAATCGTGACTGACCTCGTGTGTGCTCGTGGAGAAGAATAAACCCATCCATCTTAAACATACTAACTGTTTTATCAGCAACACCATCATCATCACAAGTAACAATAACATGAGTATCAGTTAATACAACATCAACAGAAGTGATTGGAGAATCATCTTCCTCATCAAAATCAAATTCACCTTCAATAGAATCATCATCTAAATTGAAGTAATCATACATATACTCCAATTTGGATACATCGGACAACGACATAAAGAAGTTGTATTCGGCATCATCCCAAATCCAATCGCCATAATCTTCCATATGACATCCTCCTTTATTATAACTATCCACGAATTGATTTATGTATCTCATTTAAGAACGATAATGCTTCTTTATTTAAATACTCACCCTCTTTGATTGATTCTAAACATATCTCAACAAACACTCGATACAATTTAGAGTCTTCGGATAAGTCAAAATATAAATCATTAAGAGTTGATATCATTTGTGATTTATAAGATACCCTCACTTCGCCGGTTGGGTTATCGTGGATTATGAGGTCTTTAATCTTACTTTTAGAAATAGTAAAATAGGGGTCTCTTCGTTCTATTAAGATTGAAGAAACCCCATCATCTTTTACATATTCCAAGAGAGTATTCAAGGTATCTTACTGAAGAGTCCCTACACGATATCTCATTTGAGTAGAAGTCAATGCGGTATCAAGAGTTTGCATAATCTTGATAGCTTCAGCTTTAGTCAATTCGATTTCGTGATTGCCGATAATCAAAGAACCAATTTCAGTCGTGTTCCTAATTGGAAAGTCCTCCGGCTTCAAATCTGGATTAAATCCAAAATCAATTGAGGTGTAGTTCTTACCAAATGCTTTTGATTGTCTCTGAACTTCAGAATCCGTAACACCATACGACTGGTTGACATAACCACGTTGGTTCTTATTAAACTTTTTCATATTATAAGAATTAGAATTTCCTATAAATAGTTTAGTATAGTTTAATAAAATTATTTTTTACGATTTCTTCGAGCAACTCTATCAAATTTTTTCTCATTAAAGTCCATAGAGAATTTATCAGGATGAGTACGATTCAAGTTTTGTTCCAACTTAACACATTCGTTCGCCCAATACCAAGCCATTTGAACATTTGGTTGTGGGGGAATCATAAATTCAGAACCAATGGTAGACCCAACACCATCTGAAACATAGTATTGACCATTTAAATTTATTTGAGTTTTTGCGTTAGGGTACTTTTTCTGAACCTTACGTTTGTAAGATTGGAACTTCTTCTTGTTAATTTCCATTACTTAATGATTTTGTCAATCCACGAATAATATGGCAATGTGATAACTCTTTATTTACCGAACACTCTTCAAGATGTTTTCCGTTTTCTAATTCAACAGAATAAATCCATCCTCTTTTTAGTTTTCTTCGTAGAGAAACAGTACCCACTCGGTGGATACGATTTACTCTTACGACTACCATATCTCCTACGGAGTATATCATTGAATTACCTTAATTACTTTAGTTTCAATAACTGCGTTTACTTCGTACTCCAAGTTTGAACCTTCAAACTCGGTAACTACTTTTGCCTCTGCATCAGTAACCGATACTGCATCAACAATATATTGTTCGGTTACTTTTTTGACACGACCTTTGTCATCTTCGTGATGAACTTTAACTTTAGCGATGTAATAAGCCATAGTGTTTAAATTTAAAATTGATTATAATTAGTGTTTAACATTTCAAAAAGTTCAATTTCATCTACCAATTTGTAGTCACCATTAGGGCCACCACTATGATAGTCTTGAAAAATTGTATGGTAAAATTGAACCATCTTTTCACCATCATGCTGTTTACCAGCAGGCACAACGATGATTTCGTAATTGTCTCCATAGTCAATGAATCGGATTGAATCATCAGCGCCAGTTACTTTGTAGACCTCATGTGAGTAATTGATATCCATAATTTCATCTATTTGAATTGCGTTTGTTTGTAGTTGTTCGTTTACAAGTATACCTTCTTCAGTTGCTTCATATGCCAACCGACCTTCTTCATTCACTACTAATCGTACTAATCCTTTTTCCGATAGTGATTCAAGAGTTTGGTCTACTTCCCATGTATTGTATTTAGTCAAAGATTGGTGAAGAATATCTGACAACAAATCCATGTCATCGGCATCTTCCAATTCATCAGCCAAGAAGTGAAGAAACATCTCCACATTTTCAATCTTCATCATCTCAAAGAAATCGCTCTTATATAATTCCTTTCTAATGTTCGAGAAGACATCATCAAACTCCTCTGCGCTCCATTGACTCATATTGTTCTTTTATTGATTGGTAGTATTCCATAGATTCAACCGAACCCATTAACATATCAGCACTACCATAGTTTTCTAATACACTCTTTACCCCAAAGTCATATACCATATTCTGAAGTAATGACTTACTTGGAAGGATTCGTTTATTCATTCCCATCTTCAAACTTTTCTTTGAGTTTATTCAAAACCCATTCGTTACGTTTGGCGTTATATTCTTTTGACATTGTATTCAATGACTCATGTTCCTTGTCGGATATGTCACGACCCTCAACCTTTGCTGCTGTATATGCGTATCGTTTAAGGTAATAGCCCGGCAATGGTTTAGTGAATTGTTTTAAATACTCAGCCTTAGCATCCAAGTAGTCCAAGAACTCATCTTCAGTCAATGACTTCATTTGTTCTTCGGTTAATTCGTTATTAGGGTCGTAAATCATCTTGACAAATATACAAAATTAATTTTAAATATCCAAGCCTCTCCGGCGCATTTTTTCGTGACAATAATAGTCATACAATTCTTCCAAGTCCATCGGGTCAGCTTTCATCATCTCATCCCAAAGGTCAAATCCAAACTCTTCTCGTAACTCATTACGAAGATTGGTTAACAAACGAATCTCGTGAGCGTGTCCTTCTTCATCAAGTTTAAGGGCCCGTACATTCTTCATCTTGGCAGTCACACGGGCTTGTCCGTAGTCACCTGTCCTCTTCATAGTTTCTTGGAAGAGGGAAGCGTACTCTTGTCGAGACGCCTCCGCTTCCGTGAAGTAATGAGAGTAATTAAAGTCCCCATTTTTTATCTTGTCAAACAAGTGTGCGGATTGGGGAAGTTTCCGTTTCTTATTACCCTTCCACCATTGGTATGGATTATATGCCATCTTTAGAAAGGATTAGAAATATCAGCAGTTTCAACATTGAACAAGTCCTCATTTTCAGGGGTCTTACCCAAGAACTTCTGAACGTATTGTTTCATATAAACTCGTTCTGAATCAGCACCACCACTTTGGTCGAACATTGGGTAGATGGTAATCTCAGCAGCTTCCTCAAGGGAGAACCCATCGTAAAGTAGAGAACCAATCTCGACAGCGGTACGAGTCGAAAGTGAGTTAGACAACTTTGGTGACTCGGACAACAACTCACCACGAGTCATAGAAGTAATCTCAGCAACCGACTGAAGGAGGTTCATCTCAACCGAAGGATACATCATTGAGAGGAGTTCTGACTCTTCATATTGTGACAACGTATCCATCTCAATCACAACGAATCGGTCAAGGATAGCCCGGTCAAGAGCTCGTGTGGCTGTGTACTCATTACCGATGTTAGCAGAGGCGATGAAGGACACACCCTCGGCCACCTTGACAACAGGAGCGTCAGCAGCCTCATCCAAACGTAGGTATCGTTGACCCAAGTCAAGAACCGACATCAAGATGTTGTGAGCCTCTGGATGAGCACGAGTCAACTCATCAAGAATCACCACGGTGTTTGGAGTTTGAATCGCCTTGACAAAAGGTGAGGGGTTGAAGACCGTACCCTTCTTGGTATCAAATTGAGTATTACCAATCAGAGTGGTTCGTGGGTCTTGAGTAGCACCCAAGTTGATGATGAAAGTGTTGTAACCCTCAATCGAATTAGCAGCAGCCTTGGCCGCCATAGTCTTACCACATCCGGCGGGACCAGTCATCATAATGTTCTTACCACGAATGATGTTACGAATAAGATACTTCCACTTGAGGGAGTTCATAAACAACATCTTTGGTTTCAAACCATTAGCATCCTCGTGGATGAATTTCAAGACATCATCGGTCATTTCAATAGAGGCCGGAGCCGGAGTATTAGGTTCATATTTCAAAGCGACAAGACCGCCATTCGGTGCGGTGAAGTTACCAACTGGTTCAGGATTAGTCTCAACCTTCTCAACTGGCACACGAGTGTGACCAATCTCACCATTCTTTAAAGTACCAACGACACGAACCTTCCAAGCCCACTTGGCCGGATTGTTAGCAGCCGCTCGGGCACGTTTGTAAAGGGAAGACCCATTCTCATTAAGTTCAGGGATGTTAAAGGTAACACCTTCTGAATCTTGGAACATTAGTAGATTGTCAACCTCAACAATCTTACCGAAAACTGATTTTTGTGCTTTCATAGAAAACTGATTTAATTATTATCTCTCATTATTACTCTGTAAATGTACGAAACATATTGGTTAAAACCAAATCTTTAATGTTAACAAATTGTTAAATCTTCACCTCAAACTTTTTATTCAAGGTCTTCGCCAGTTGAGTCATATTACTCGTGTCGATGAACTCTGCGTCCTTACCATACATTTCGGTGAATGATTCCATACCACTACCATGTCCAAAGTCGTAGTCAGCAATAAAGTAGGATAGGACTTGGACACCGGCTTGTCTCATCTTTTTGACTTGAGCCGCTGTGTGTTTACGAGCAGCAACACCACCATATGAAATCTGACTATTGTCAAACCCTGGCCAACCATCGGAGAAGTTGATAAGGTATGTATCAGTACCATTCTTGGTCTTGGTCAACTCGTTGAGGATAGCCTCATAACATAATCCTTCGGGAGTAGTACCATCGTAAGTGATGTACTTGAAGAGTTGCTGAATCTTTGAGAACTTGTCCTTACGACTATCGTAAGCAATCAACATCAAAGGTTGAACACTACCAAAGTTACCAGCTGAGTAGTAAACACCTCGGTAAGAAATTACCACGTTGATGTTATCGGTCATTGAAGCCGCCTTAGCGATGGCGACAGCAGCGGTTTGAGTATTGAACCACTTCTTACCACTCATCGAAGAACTTGCGTCAATTGAGATGTGAAGTAGAACCGGCGTTGATTTGTTAATCAAGGTTTGTTCGAAGATGTCGAAGTTACCAAACCCAATCTCGTGAATCATACGACCACTCAACTTACCACTCTTCATTCGTGGGGTAGTGAGGACACGTTCTTCGGAACGAGTCTTGAGCTTCTTACCAAGGATAGTACCCAACTGAATACCTCTCTTAATGTAAGGTTCATTTCGGTCAGCACTCCATGGCGATGTTGACAACATACCTACCATGCCGGAGTCAATCAAACCCTTGGTCATATTGTTGATGATGTAGGTTTGAACTCCGTTGGAGCCCGTTGACCAATTACTTTTGTTAAAACCCTTACCGGTCACTTCTGATTTGATGTCTGCTTTGTCAAGTTGGTCAATCTTGTTTTTATCAGCCTTGGAGATTTTCTTTTTGGTAATCTCACCCTCCATGAAGTCATTTTGTTTCTTAATAGCATTATCCAACATTTTCTTTTGGCGGTCTGAAAGCGGCTCGTATTGACCACCAGCCCCATTGGGATTGTAATCAACAACATCCATACCCTCTTCATTAGACTCATCAGACTCTTCACCATCGTTAGAGTCACTTGGAGAAGACTCACCTTGACCCTCACCACTCATACCACCACCACTTTGTTGGTTGTTGGTATCACCACTCATTGATGATTCACCATTGGTATCACCATTACTTTCTTCATCAGAGTTAGAGTCAGAACCACTTTGATTTTGAGACTCAACTGAAATGTTCTTTTCAACAATCATAAGAATCTGACCGGCCACCTCAAGAGCATCCCACGAATCTTTCAAACGAGAGATGTTACGAAGGTCAAGGACATTCCAAATCTCACGAAGACCTTTGAGGGCGTTGAGGTCACGATTGGGGTTGGTCAAGTTGATGATACGGAACATATAAGAATCCCAATCCTCATCACGTTTTTCTGAAGACTGAAGACCTTTGTCAATCACACTTGAGTGAAAGTATTTGTCATACATAGACTCGTAGTAACCACGATAGCCGGGAGCCGTAGTGTAAATGTGGTTATCGATTCTTCGGTCTTCAACGTAGTTAAGAAGTGACTTGAGGTTATTGGAGATTAACCATTTAAGGTCATCAACACCACAATTGTAACGATTAGCCAACCACTCTTTATCAATGGTAGATGGTAGGTAACCATTTCTCATTTCAGTCAGAGTTTCGAAATCAGTCAAAGCGATATGAGACCCCTCGTGGAGAGCCAGACCAACAACGGGGTCGAACTCTTTGTCATCCAACTTAGCGGAGATGGTAACCGACTGACCATCAGTATAAGAATCCTCACCACGACCATCGAAGGTCACTGGGATTGACCTACCCGTAACGATGTTTACGAAGTTACCGATAGACCTTTTGTAGGCCATCAACTTCATTAGGTCACTTGACTTTTTCTCAACCGTGGTTAGGTTGTCATCGGACTCTTCAAAGATTGAATTGTCAAGCCAGAACGATGAATAGGACATTTTATTTTTCATATGCTCTCAATGATTACTTTATAAAAGTAGTGAAAAAAAGGGAAATAAACAAGTTTCTAATGTTAAGAAATTGTTAAATCTTTTTTGTGTTTCTCTTTACGAGAATACGTTTTTTTGCTCTTGTGAGTTTGTTGAGTGGTCTTTTTACCAATATGATGACTTGCCTCACCGGCAGTCCACCCACCATTGAAGTCCAAACTTTCTTGATATGATTTCTTCTTCTCCATCACAAATACATACAAATGTAATGAAAAAAAGTGAGATGGCCAAGAAATGAATGTTAACTATTTGTTAAATTTTAATCTAACTCTATCCGAAATTGGTATCGGGTCTCCATTCTCATCGATACGAACGAACTTAATATTAGTAGATAAGATAACCGATTGTACGCCAGAGTATACATTATGTGCTCTTGCTTCAAGATATAATGTAAGGGATGTGTTACCAACCTCTTTTACATCACCATATATTTTAAGGAGTTGACCTTCTTTAGCAGGTCTTTTAAATAGACACTCATCAATCTTGATGGTGACCATACGGGGTGTATCAGCAACTTCCATGGCGAGTGCAGCACCCGCAGCATCCAACCAAGCAAGTAGCTTACCACCAAATAGATTAGCATGGAATCCTAAATCGGATTTCTTAATAGGATGTGTACTGATTAACTGCATTTTAAAATGGTGGTTCTAATAACCATTGTTTAATCTCTTCTCGTACTGAATCATCTTTTTGTTCCATCCAAACAAGTTGCCACTCATCTCGTAGATACCTTCTATGGTGTTCCAACAACTCATCACCCCTATCAAGATAGGTAACAATACCTTTCAGTACAGCATAGGTCTTATTCTTTTCTACTTGACTCCATTTAGAGTTTTCTATAAGTTGATACATCACCAACACAATCTCGGCTGGTGATTTAAACGACCATAGTTTTTTGATGTACTCTTGTTTAGTTTCCATTGATACCTTGAGCGAAAGACCGGGTTCGAACCGGCGACCCTAACCTTGGCAAGGTTATGCTCTACCAACTGAGCTACTTTCGCTTATAGAGCGGAGAGGTGGCTCTGCCCCACCATCTTTGTACTGGACGTACAACGAGTTTCTCTTAACTCCTCCCCCGCATTGTTGGGTAGTAATAACCGGTAGCCCATACTTTAGGCAAGGCCTTTAGCAATTGATGTAGCGGTTTTATCCACACCTTTAATTACTACCCTTGAGCGGAAGGTTGGAACTGCCCCAACACCTTTTATCTGGATGATAAACGACTTTCTTTTAAGTCTTCTTCCGCGTTTGTTATACAAATATACAAAATTAATTTTAAATATCAAAATAAAAATTGATAATCATCTATATTTGTTGAAATTTGTAATCTAATCCAATCAGAGTTGTAATCACCAGGTATGGTACAATTGGCTCGAAACTCAATATTAGATGGTAAATCAATTGTAGTATTACTTCTAATGTGTACCCAATTACAATGGCCATCATAAATTTCATAACCATGTTGAACCAACATATCCATTAATTGTCGTTTGGTTTGAGTTACACCATCGATATATTTATACACACTCTCTTTATTATTAATTAAAGTTTGTATCCATTTAACACCAAGTCCACTAATCTCGTACATATCTTTATACACCATTAGGTTCTCAATGTTTTTATTTTGTGAAATAATTACACCAACCCTAACTCCAGCAGACCCCCATGCTTTTGACATAGAACGAATAACAAATAAGTTGGGGAATCTTTCAGTTAATTGAACTACACTTTCAGTTTTACTAAATTCAATATATGCCTCATCAACTAAAGTAGGTACACCACAATGTAAAATCTTTAGTAGGTCACCACGAGAAATGGTATCACCAATTGGTGATGATGGATTTGATAATACAACAACACTATTTTTCTCTATGTTGTGGATTGTATTCTTAACATCAAACTTACCAAGCTGATATGGTACACTAATAACACTCATACCCATCATATTAGCATATACATTATACATACCAAAACATGGGTCTGAAAGTATAACCTCTTTATCAGAGTGGAGTTCAAAGAAATATTTAATACATCTATCACTACCTGCACCAATCATTAAATCAGTTCCACTTGGTATATTATAAAACTCCTTTAGTTGTGGTCTAACCTCCTCAACATTTGGATAATACCTAACATCAGTATCTCGCAGTGAATCAATAAACGACTGCCATATATTATTCTCCCACATATCGTTACGCTCGGCTGAGTGTAGTCGGAGTTTATCGTGTGGTATGATTGGGTTATTCTTTCGTTTCATCTTTTTTAAAATCTTTATATGGGTTTGTGGATTCTAATTTATTGATGATTTTCTTCATCTCACTAATAACAAACTCCCTACGATGTGTAGTAGCACGTTCAAAAACATCTTGGTCTTTTTCTTTTGTATTCAATCTAACTTGTAATACAATCCCTTTACGATGGTGACTTGTATAGTTAGCGGATGACCCATGCACCATCAGATGATTGAAAAATAAAATATCACCAGCCTTCATAGTTACTGTCTTAATACCATAGGTATCATTTAGATACTGAAGTGTTTTTGTAGTTAATCTTCGTTTGTGTCCAAGGTTATCTCCAATGATATCTTGATGTTCTAACAATCCAAACTTATCAGAGCCAGGAATAATCTTTAAACACCCATTATCAATTGTATGGTCATCCAATGCAATGTAAATTTGCATAAAGTTTTCGTGGTCATCGACTGTATAGCCAGGAGCATATGTATCGATATTAGACATCTCTTGATGCCACTCAACGGCACTACCAAAGAACGCTCCCTTATTATTTACAATGAGATGGTTAAAGGTGTAGTTATCACTCCTAAATAAAGTAGTACAAAAGTTTTGTATATACTCGTTTTTAGGAACTAAACTAAACACCTTATCATCCACCAAGTTCCCGTAGCCCCAAGGAACATCACTATATGGAATGTACAATTTAGGTTCAATAGTTGAGAGTTGTAATTTAAGGGCACGGATAAAATCCTCACCAAGAATTCCTTCTGCGAAGTAGTACCCATCTTCTCTATATTTCTCTATAACATTTTCCATATCATAAAACATCTGACTGCGTTGAGCCTCCAGTTGGATTCGAACCAACGACCCCGAGATTACAAATCACGTGCTCTGGCCAGCTGAGCTATGGAGGCTTTTAGACCCAATCACCTCACTATCTGCAGGTGCAAGAGAATGTCGAGCTAATTGCATATACATTCTAATTGAGTCATCGGTAGTTGATTGGGGTTCTACTACCAAAACCCATAGGCTAGACTCAGCGTCTTTCCTACCTTGACAGGGCAGTTGCGGAGAGTCAGGGATTCGAACCCCGGGTACCTTGCGGTACGCTGGTTTTCAAGACCAGTGCATTCGACCACTCTGCCAACTCTCCGTACGGTTATCCTTTCAACAATTGCTTACTATCCAACTCATCAAACCCACCATACTCTTCACCGAAGTTATCACGAAGGGTTGATAATTTATCAGTAGCATTGGTCAGTTGGTCTACCAATGTATCAAGTTCTTCAGTATGTTGGGGGTGTTCTCCAATAGCAACTGGTGATTCGAAGTAAATAGAAATTCTGGCTCTTGCGTCCATAATCTCTGCCGTGTATTTTGCTTCCAATGCTTGGAATAATCTACGAGAAATCTTACTCATAACTTTTGTTTTTAATTCTAATATAAATATGTTTCACAACATTAATAAACATAGTAGCCCGTAGGGGAATCGAACCCCTCTTTCATCCGTGAAAGGGATGCGTCCTAACCGATAGACCAACGGGCCATTTGCGTCGGGAAGACAGGACTCGAACCTGCGACCCTCTGGTCCCAAACCAGATGCGCTACCACCTGCGCCACTTCCCGAACTGGTTGTTTTAGGACAACCATAACCTGCCTACTTTAGCTCCACCCGATTTTTTACAAGAATGGGAAACTTGAGGTACACGCCTGGGGTGGGGGTAGCTGGACTCGAACCAACGAACTCTATACGAGGAGGGAGTTACAGTCCCTTGCAATTGCCGCTATGCGATACCCCCAATTTATTTGTACCCCCTCAAGGATTCGAACCTCGATTCGCTGAACCAAAATCAGATGTCCTGCCAATTAGACGAAAGGGGTAAATGGTACACCCAACAGGAGTCGAACCTGTAACCTACGCATTAGAAGTGCGTTGCTCTATCCAATTGAGCTATGGGTGCTCGTTAATAAGTTAAAGAACTTTGTACCAAAGGTGGGAATCGAACCCACACGGACATTACTGTCCAAGGGATTTTAAGTCCCTCGTGTCTACCTATTCCACCACTTCGGCGTTTTTGGTGATACAAGTATACGAAATAAAATTCACACCACCAAATCAGTATTTAGATATTTGTTCTTTTACTTTCTGAATTAATTCGTTGTCGGTCAGGTATGGAATCAACTCCTCCAACAACGACTTCATAAAATCTTTTGATTTCTTCTTTGAGATTTGTTGATTGGTATGTTCCACTTGATATAAGTGATATGCAATTTCATCAACCGATTTCAACTTGTTGTAGTATTTGCTCAATCTCTGGTCTATCTTACGACTACGACCAATATCAGTAATAGTTGGAAACGCTTTGTGTAGTTCATCAATACGACCCTTGAGGTATTGAATCTCTAATAGTTTGTGTAGTTCTTTTTCGTTCATAACAATTCTTTTGATAGTTCAAAATAATGAGAACACTTATCATTATCGTGTAGTGGTATTAGACTAAACAACAATGATGCGGTTATCAATTTAATATTAGTTAACTCTTCCATACTAAACTTACTTTCAAAATATTTTTTGATTCTTTGTCTGTATGATTCAACCACATACTTGTCTGATAAGATTTCATCATATCCACAAAGTGATTGATATATTTTTGCGTAATCGTAATAGGGGTCACCATAAATTCCAAACTCACTATACTTAACATCAATGAATTTGATATTACTTGTTGAAGTAAAGATGATATTTGTAAATACACAATCTCCGTGATATGTAGATAATTCAAATCCATGCTTCAAATATAAGTCTAATCCATTTCGTATTTTAGAATAAACAACATCGGCATTATCAAATTTTGAATAATCATATTGTTTGTACCTATTATCTATTTTTTGTTGATAGTCAATATACGAATTATTTTTTGAATGCACAACTTTATTAGAGTGTAATCGGTCAATAGATTCCAATAATAAGTCAATATGCCGTTCAGTCAATATGTTGTTAATAAACAATTCACTAAATGTAGTACCTTCAATCTTTTCCATCTCAAGATAGCCCTCACCATACGATATTAATTTAGGAAACAAATCCGATAACGAGGTCTCGTGGATGTCGCTGTAATATTTAGATTCACCTGATAGTTTAGAATCTTGTGAGTATTTTATAACGGAATTTTCCGATACTACTATCTTATTAAAACTTCGTGGCTTGATATCATCTAAATAAAATCCAAGTTGTTTTGATAAATCCATTTTAGGATTTATGCATAGGTCATCTATATAATGGTGCGCATATGGTTTACCAAATACTAACTCATCGTATGGAATGTTAAACTTATCCAACGTGTCCATAGTAATCTTACCAATGTCTGCGACCACACCACCCACATTACCATTATGGGTTCTCATCCTACGAGCGGTATATACTATGATATGATGGCCAGCTTCTTTTAACTTTCTTAAATAAGTAATGGTATCTTGTATTGGCTCTACACTTGTATAGTCACCAGATACTCTTGGGTAGGTAACGAGAGTGTTGTCCAAGTCAAAAACAAATCGTTGAGGTTCTACTTTGTAGTTCTTACTAAACTCAACAATATGTTGCGGTGTACCCAGTACATAGAAGTTGGATACACACATACCTCTAAACTCACAACCACCATCAATCATCGATTTAATTACATCAGAAGTATACACCTCACCTTGAGTGTAATCCATATTGAGTAAGTAACGATGTAATTCTTTTACCGACCAAAAGACATAACAACCACTATTTGCATTGTCCGAAATCTTTTCCTTTTCTTTTATTTGGGTGATTACATTATCAGTACCTAACTTGATGTATGAATAGATTGGCTTGGGGTCGGTACTATTAAAGTACATAACACCATTATCTACAAGCCGTGCTTTACTTAATACATCTTCATCATAGAATGTATCACCATCCAATACTACCAACTTATCATCTTCTTTAAAGAAGTGTTCGATGGCAAGCCGAATGGTTTCGGCAGCACCACGGGTGTTGGGTACTGACTTTGTTTTGATGTGTGGATACTTGGACTGAATGATGTTCCCAAGATTATGTTTATCCAACGATTCATTATAAGTGATGTACAACTCATCATCCTCGGCAAGTTTTAGATTGTCAATAACCCAAAACAAAAGAGGTTTACCCAATACCTTTATGAGAGGTTTGGGTGTAGTATAGTTGGCATCGCTAAATCGTTTACCAACCCCACCAAGTGGAATTAGTATTTTCATTTAGAGACTCCGTAAATGGATAAGAATGTTTTTAATGGTAATCGTTTACCTTGAGCAAACTTAACAGCAGCATTGTATCGTGACAAGGCCTTACAATAATAAATGGGTTCTTTTGATTTGTCAATCTTTGAATAAAAGAAATACGACTTCATATTAATTCTTCTTTTTAAGTTGTACCATTATATCAGTTACAAATTCACCAGCATAAACTTTAGAACCAACATTCCAAGTTTGGTTCATCGTAGTAGTAAAACCATCATCGTATGTTTTCCAATCGTAGATGGTGAATACTACATTATCTTCAGTTCGTACAAACACCCATTCTTTTTGAATCTTACCATCCCCACTTGGTGTGGGGAATGTGGGTTCTCCAAATGCGGCTACTAATTGTTTGTAATTAAATCCAACCAATCGGTCTTTCAAAGATGTACCACTCATTAGTTTAAGGGCGTTTTCTTTGTTTGTGATTTTGTTATACTTCATATTTCTTATTTCTTATAATACAAATATACGAAATTATTTTGTATTATCAAAGCGTTGGTGTTAAGTTTTCGTTAAGATTCTCATCGGTTGTATCCAGGAATGAATCCAATTCATCACAAGAAATTAGGTTAAGATATTCTTTTTTCTTTTCTTGTAAAATATTAAAGTCATAAAACTCATTGTCGGCAGGTGCCAGAATTTGTCTACCTCTTCTAATGAGACCCACACCATAATCGGTATCAATAACACACATAGATAAATCAGAACGAGTCTTACGAAGTTGATAGTATGCTTTCCAAGTAGTACCATTCCACGGATAGTTGTACCCATCAATAGAATAATTCTCTCGTTGTCTCCAAACATTAGGTGGATTACAATCGTGCATAAGAATAAATCCACCCTCATTCAAGTGGTCTAATGCATTATACACATCCTTGATTACTTGTTGAGCGAGATGAAGGCCATCAATGAATATCACATCCCACTTCTTATCCTTTGGTATGGTATCAAAGAACTCATCGGAAGTCATATTGTAGTTCGCTACATTGTTATCAAACTCGTAGCCGGGGTCTACTCCATCCTTATCACGACACGATACCATATTGAAACACCATCGTGGGTTGGATACACCAATCTCTAAATATGATTCGAATTTATATCTTTTAATTAAATGGTTTATAATCTCCCATCTATCCATACACCAAGGTTGTTCCCACCAAGTTGCAAGGTCGTGTTCTATTTCTTTCATTGACAATTTCATCGTGTATACTTAAAAATTTTTCGTGTGTGAAAAGGAACTGGCGTTCCCCCCTATTGCTTATTTGCTTGATTGCTTACCGGCTCAATCCCTACGACCAAAGACTGCCTTAATAAAGTTAAACCAAAAGACCCACCCATAGATAGGCCAGAGAAGTAATACAACAATACGTTCCATATTGGTAAGCTTACGATTGGGTTCTTCTTTTAAATCTGCTATCTTGGTTACAAAGTAATCCATAACGAATAAGGTTAATCCTCCCACGAGTAGGTAATAACTAACCAAATCCAATATATTAAATGTTCCCATAGTTCCACTCGTATGTTTGTTTCCATTCATCCTCGGATACGATATCAATGTCTTCGTACTCTGAAGACCAATCAACTGGATAGATAGAAGAAGAATGTTGGTACAACTGAAAGTCTTGAGTAAAGTTGGTATTGGTATACCATTCCCTTAACATCTCTTCTACACCCATACTATCTATTACTTCATCTATGTTGTTATACCCATAGTCTATATAGTAGGACATTAGTTGAGATTCTGAAGGAGAGATAAGTTCAGCCTTCTTGACCTTGGCCACTCCGTAGAACACTCTCTCTTTCGTTTCACTTTTTTTCATCACCAAATTCTTTGTTTAGTATTTGTTCCTGCCATTCTTGAAGTTCAATGTCATCATTGTCTTCCAACAAGAATTCCATCAACTCCTGTTCTTCTTCTTCGGACATAATATAGAGTTCTATATTGTCCCTATCTAACATTGACTTCTTATTCATTGCATTTACAATTTCCACCACACGGACATTTAGACTTCTTTTTGTCTTGATTATCCAAATAGATTTGATATAAACCTATACCAAATACTAATAACATACTACCTGTAATTACCAATCCAATCATTTTATCCATTCTCTATATGCTAAGTGATATGCATCAACTCGTCTCATTTTTGGATTTGCATCCATCTCTTTTCTTGCCCATTCCATTACTTCTTGTGCTAACCCATATGAGTGAGACTCAATTAGGATTTCTTCGATTTGTTGTTCTTCAGTCATAACAATACCCCCTTTATTATAATTAGTTACTTAATTCAGCTTTAATAGAAGGATGACACTCATAGTCAATCAGCTCATAGTCAAACTCACCATTTAAGATATCTACATTACTAACCTTTAACTCTGGTAAAGGGAATGTATGTCTATTCATTTGTTCAATGGCTTGGTCTATATGATTTTTATATAAGTGTACATCACCAAGGTTTCCAATCAAATCACCTGGTTTGTATCCTGTCTCTTCACATAATAGAAGTAATAGTGTTGCATATGATGCAATGTTAAATGGTAGACCAAGGAATGTATCCACACTTCTCTGATTCCACATTAGAGATAGTTTACCATCTGATACATAACATTGGAATCCATAGTGACATGGTGGTAGAGTCATATCATTTATATCACCAACATTCCAAGCGGATACCATATGTCTACGAGAATCGGGATTGTATTTCAATCCATTTATGAGGTTTTCTATTTGGTCTGCAGTTCTCTCTACAATAATCGGATTACCACCATTAAACTTTTCAGTATAATATTCAGTCCAACTTCTCCATTGTTTACCATAGATGGGGCCTAACTCTCCCCATTTCTTAGCAAACTCATCATTTGTTTTAATCTTATCAATGAACTCACTTTTTGATAAAACAAAATCATGCGGAGGGATACCTGGTGTAGTTTCTTTACCTAAATAAGCTTGGTAGCAGTCTCCATCCCAAATATGACAATTATTATCAACCAAATATTTGATGTTGGTATCTCCTTTCAAGAACCACTTCAATTCGGTCATCATAGTTTTGACTGCCATCTTCTTTGTGGTTAGTAATGGAAACCCATGACACATACAGTGTCGGATTTGTCTACCAAATACGGAGATGGTACCTGTACCAGTTCGGTCAGACTTTTCTACTCCGTTGGTAAGGATGTCATTGAGTAGAATTAAATAATCAGTTTCAATGTTCATTTAATTTTTCTTTTAGGTATGGACATAAATAGTTTCTACAAGTTTGTGGTCGTATGTCATATACACTACAACTACGAGTAGCAGTATTATACATCACACAGGGTTTACGTTTTTTTTCTAAATCAAGTTTAAACGCAGGAAAGTTATTTGGGTCTTGCCAATTTGATAGATTAGGAAATTGTTTTGAACCTTCTTCAAATGAATAAAACACTTCGGAGAAGTCAACTACCCTACCTAACTTATCAGATAACTTTTTAAGAAACTCTTCATAATCAGTTATAGCACCCATAATATAATTACGGTCTTCTAACATACAACAACTACCATCGTAGTCATCACGACCAAAACATTTAAAGGCACATATGTCTAAATGATTATCAGACATCAATCAAACTTTAATCCATTCTCAAACATAATCTCACGGAGTTGGTCTCTACACTTTTCGTAAGTTTCGTATTTGTCCTTACTGTATTCAGTATCAGGCATATACTTATATTGTGCTCTTAACCATTGGTCAAACTCCCACAATGTAGATTGTGCTTTAGCACCATTGACTGCCAATTCAAAATCAATATGGTCTTCAGGTAGATTAAACTCTAAAACTGCTTTCATTTCTCTTTGGTGTTATTTTTCTATAACTATTTCGTACCCATCTTCGTTAGGGATGAATCCATTTACTTTACCTTCCAATTTAAAGAAAGACATATCCATACCTTCAGTAATGTATGGGCCACCACTTGGGTCTATCATTGTGATGGTATTCCAATCAGAGTATACCAATGATTGATATGTTTTGGAAATCTCCGAGAACTCAAAGGTGTCACGGTCGTAGTAGTGGACTTCCTTAACGAATTCAGGCATTGATATTGTACCACCATCTTTCTTGTATTCATTGTATGCATCATCATACACATTAGCTACTGCGAAACGGCAGTGTTCGAAGTTACCACTCCATTGGATGTTACCATCTTCAGTTTCGGTGAAAGTAAACTTGTCTCCGTACCGATTGGTATACTCTTCAGTTTTCATTTCTAAATCCATTTTTTAATTTGTATCTACTATATATTCGTTCAATCATTGAGGATGATGCCGATACCATTGCAAATTTCCAAGTTGGGAATACTCTCTTTGCCCAATTGTATTGTTCATCAATTGATAGACTTCTCCACCAAGACAATGCAAGTTCTCTATTCGTTATGTTTCTTTCCATAGCGCTCTCCTCGTTCTTCTTTGTCATATCCCCACTTGAATACTTTAGAAATAAATACAAGCGCTACAAATCCCCACATCAACATATGGGCCAATAATGGAAAATCAATCATAACAATATTGTTTTAGAAATACAATATACAAAATTATTTTGACATTTCCAAATTATGTTGTCGAAATCCGATAACTTGAGTCGGGCCCGCTACAACCAGTCTTCGTTGTTCAATAGCCACCTTGGTCATCTCTAATGTTTCTACATCAGTCTCTGCACCTAACCATTCAAAGAACCATTTGGTCAGTAGTTTCTTTTTTAACTTGTTCATTTCTCTTTGGTGTTAAAGGTTATCTCGTACTGCATTACCCATTATCATTTGGGAAGTTGGAGCGATACCGAAGTAAGTCCAATCACGACCATCAATACCATTGTATTGAGCTCGACAGTAATCCATAATCGTATCATCAAAGGGAAGTTGATTACCGGTGATATCGGTTACAGGCAACCAACGAGTTTGCCAACCTTCTCCAAGGAAAGTTACCCAAGCCATTTCTTTATTCAAATCAATCATCATAACTTTAATATTAACGTAAGTATTCAGGTCCGTGTGGGCCGTATTGTGCAGTCCCATCAATCACATTACCACGAGGGTGTTTAGCAGCAGCGGCCCAACCGGCAGGTTTCATCAAGTCACCTTTCTTTAGTTGGATACCTTTGTGAACAAATGGGATTCTTGCGATGAAACCCCATACACTCGTTCCCACTACTACCTTGTAGAATTTCTTACCAGGGTAGATTTTGATTTCGGGAAGAGTCATTCGGTGAAAGTTCTCTTGGTAATACTCACGAATCTGATTAGTGAGTTGAACATCGAACTCTTCAATAGTCTTAACTGGCTTGGTGTTTGTAAACATACTCATAACTTATTTATTTACTGAATGAATTCCTAATTGTTTGTTCAACCACTTTGTTTCTTTTGAAAACAACATTTCCGTTGAGTAGATGTATGACTCTTGGTAAAGTGTCTCACCTTTTAAAAA